CTGTTGGCATTGCTGTGACGGCGTTATCCGTAGCGGTTCCTTATCTGTTGGCTACGGCAGAGGCAGAGGGAAAAGAAGCCAATGCGGTGAAAGAAGCCACGGATGCCTTGGAGAAAAAGATTGAAACCGCACAACAGGAATATGACCAGACGGAACGCAGGGAAACCGCTGCCTTGCAGGTGGCAGAGGCATACAACCGTGTCCGTGAGAGCCTTGCTACCATGCAGGAGGGGAGCGAGGAGTATAAGGCCAAGCAGGAGCAGTTACAGGACATGGAAACTACTCTGGGGCAGATTCTGCACACCAACGCTGACCAATTCATTACCGACAATGGAATAAAAATGGATTCCATTAAGGATTATATGGGGAAGGAAAAGTCGAAGCACATCCAGGAACAGACCGATATTATGAATACGGCTAAGAATAATGCGGATGCTACGAAAACCCAGATTCAGAGCACCAAGGCCAGAATTGAGTCCATGAAGGAAGAACTCAAGCAGGTCAGGGCAAATGGCAATGGCTGGAATTGGTTGAACAGGGTTATGAATAATGCCCGGTACAAGGCTGCGCTGGAGGGGAAGAAACGTGCAAATGACCTGTTAGCGGCTGCGAATACCTACAAGGAGATAGGCGGCATCAGTGGCTTTTTCAACGATTGGACCGTAGAAGCCAATGGTGGTGTAGACGCTTTGGTTCAAAAGGCCAGTGATATATGGAATAAATTCGACCAACAGGAAAAAGAAGCCATAGACGATGCGAAGAATATCGGTGATGTGGAAACCTTTGAGGTTGCCATAGGTGGTTACGAGGCGAGCCTTGGTCACATGGAGGAAGTTCTTGCTGGGCATGAAAAAGTCGCTGCTGCGGCCGCACAGAGTGTTGCGGATTTACAAAGAGGGGTAAACACGGATACAAACACTGCAACTCCCGATAACAACAACTACGGCAGGGAACCGCGCTCTCGCAACGGAAGAAAAGGCAGACATGAGAAAGTCACCATTGATTATGCCAGTGATGAGCTCTCGGCGGCCATCCACGAGGCGGCGCAGTCTGATATTGCCCAACAGTATAAGTTCACCGAACCCCTGCTCCGTGCCATTGCGGCAAGGGAATCCGGCGGTGACACAACGATTCGGCAGTGGGATGGCAACGGCAATCTCTTGGAGGATTATGCCGGCTCTGGCCACTTCGGTATGTTCCAAGTAACCAAGGCAGATGCGGAGCGATTTGGCACCGGGGATGTTTCGGTGCCGCTCAATAATGCCATGACGGCAGTGAAACTTCTGGCAGAGAAATTCGATAACACGGGTGAACTCTGGAAAGCCGTCCGGGCATATAATGGCGGCAGTGACAGTTATGTGGCGCAGGTGCGGAAGAATTTCCAAGCCCAGAAGGAATCCTTCAACTTCGGCAATGATGATGGCTTTGGTTTGCCTGGCTCCTTCAATGACGATGTTATTGCAGGGGTCAAGGAGGAGCTGGGGCAGGATTATGGTGGTGGTTCGTGGCGTGATGCTACGGTAAAGGTATGTACTACCCTTATTCAGAAAGCGCTCATTAATGCTGGTGTGGACGAGAATACCGTGGATAATCTCTCGGCGTGGGCTCCGAACTGGTCCAAGGCAGGTTCCTATGCGTTCCATTCGTATTCCGAGATTCAATCCGGAGGTTACATACCGAAAACCGGGGATATTGGTCTGGTAAATACCAGTAATGGCGAAAATGGTCATGCGGGCCATGTCATTATGATTGGTGAAAACGGCGAGGGGTACTATGCTGCATCCAAGCCGGGAACGAAATCTGCCTACTATGGCACAAACTGGGAAACCGCATTTGCAAGCTCTGGTATTGAGGGGGTTATTTCGGTAAATGAACTGGCCGGAAAGCCGTATACCACCAGCGTTCGTGGCGGTAAGAAGAAGCCGAAGTCCATCAATGATTTTCAGCTTGACCCGTACCAGGAGGCGTTGTACCGTGAACAGTTGGCAAACGAAGATGCCGACAAAATGACCTACCGAGGGAAATCCCATGATTTTTATAACGGTGGGAGTCTGGGGCAAGACCGTGCGGCACTGGCGGTGGCAGAACTGAAACTTGCCTCGCAACAGGCGGCGAAGGAAATCCTGGAGGATACCTTGGATTCTACGCAGAAGAATGTCAAGAATGCCCTTGCTACCACGCATAAGGATATTGGCGAAGTGTTGGCAAAGAGGGGAACGACATGGCAGAAACTTGTTCCGGCAGAACGTAAGGCTTTGGCTGACCTTGCCGGTGATGATTCCTTCAAGAAGCAGGTAGAGGCCGAAGAAAAAATCCGGCTGAAAATCGTACAGACAACGAAAGCCATTGAGGAACAACGGCAGGCTCGTGATAAGGCCATGGGCTATATGAATGTCGATGAAAGGAATAAATACATGGCTGACCGGGTTGTGAAGGATTATGATATGCTGCATCCCAATGATATATCTGGTTCCCCCGGACGGAGAAAGGTCTTGGAGATTCAGAGGGAGTATCTGGAGGAAAATCTGCGCAGAGCCAAGGAGCGTTATGCTGATGCCCGTGCAAAGGGCGTGGAAGAGCGGTCGGATAAGCTGGCTGACATTGAGGCGGCACAGGCTAAACTCAAAGAACTGGAGGATAAGGTTACTGCCGGAGATACCACGCAGAAAATCGCAGACCAGACGGCAGAGGTGGCGCGGTTAAAGGACGAGTATCAGTCTATGGCTGCCGTGGGAACAAAGGCGGAGCAGGACGAGAAAAAGGCCGTGGACGAGTGTACGGAGGCGTTGAAGAATAATGCGGATGCCATCAAGAAGGTGCAGCAGGATTTTGCCAAACTGGTCTTCGATGGTACGGTTAGTATGTTTACCAACGTATTGGCCGAGGGTAAGTCCTTCCGCGATTCCTTCAAGGAACTCTGGGCTGATATTGGTAAATTCGCCTTAAAGCAGCTATTGATGATTCAGCTGCAGAGCGTTATTGTCAAGGCTGGCTGGGGTAGTGCCTTTGGTTTCGCAGGTGGCGGGGCTATTCCGGGGAAAGCTATCGGTGGGATGATTCCTGGTTACGCATCCGGCGGTCAGACCGCAGGAGCAATCACTGGGGCCGGCACGGGAACGAGCGATTCTATCCTCGCCTATATCGGAAACAAGGACAGATTCGTGTACCTTTCAAATGGTGAGTATGTAATGACCGCCGAAGCTACGCAGCGGATTGGCAAAGACAATCTCGACCGGATGAACTATGGCAAGTACGCCACGGGTGGGGCAATTTCCCCCACGCCGTATGTACCCCATATAGCTACTTCGGTTACGAAGAAAGCCGAGGTGCTGAATCGGGATAATCCAAATGCCAAACTGGAAAGCCTCATGGCGCAGCAAACGGACTTGCTGCGGAATATGGGCAAGGACGGCAACGGCGGAGGACTGGTGGTGCTCAATACACAGGCATCTTCGGAGCAAGTGATGAAAGCACTGGCAGAGAACCCACGGGCGCTCAATGCTATCCTGGGAAGAAACCAGCGGATGGGGTTCCGGTAAGAAGATTGACCTCTGGGGAGAAATCCTTGGAGGTCTTTTTTGGTTATGGGAAGGAGAAAAAAGTTTTGTGTAGAAGAATATATATAATGTTTGAATATTGAGAAAATAAACAGATGATAAGAGTAGAAGGTTTTTATGGTGACGGGACGATTATAAAATGGAGGATATAAAATGGAACATATTTATCTTGAAATTAATCCGAAATCTATAGCAGAACATGGTTATATTGTTCCTAAGTGTGAGGTGTATGATTGCTATTATAGTAACATGAATAATAGAAAGAAAATTAATGATTATAAAAAAATAACAACGGTTATGTATCGTCACGAGAAAAATATAACCTTTACTAATGTTAAATATGAAGATGCGTATAAACCGAAATTCGGTGGGGGATATGAAAGGGTAACACGAGTGCAAACAATTCACTCTAATACCCCTTGCAATAAAATATTTATATGGCGTATTGTTGAGCCTAATGATAGCCTTTTGGAAGTTATAAATAATCCTGTAAAGGTAGGAGATAATCTTAAGACGAAAGCAGTGGAAAATATAAAAAGACTGTTTATGATGAAAGATGCAAAAAAAGATAATGAATTAAATGAATTGTTACCATTTGATGAATGGGTTACAAATTTTGTGGCACCAAAAGTTTTAGCGGAATGGGATAAGATGATTAGAACGTATCCGGGGAGCTTTTTGAAAACTTATAGAGAGGCAGCGGTGAACTTGGGAGACTCTGAAGAAATAGGTTATGAACTAGAAGGGATTATGGACGTGATTGATTTTAGTCAGATAATAAAAAGATACTGAAATAATTTAGTGTATGCGTTCATTAATATCGTTAAAATAATGGAATATAAATAGGTTATAATGATGGAGGTTATTATGAAATTTATCAAAAACCTATTCTAAATTGGTTATTCAAGATTATACCTGGGTTCCTACTGATTAAAATAACAGGATGCTATGCGTTTTAGAAAAATATATGTTATTGAAAAATTGCATACAAAACAAGGAGGCTTGGAGTCTTAATGACTCCGGCCTCCTGCTATTAGATATGCCTGTTTTTCCCAATTTCTAAATATCTGTCGTTAATTATGTAGTAGCCTGGTCTTCCAGTAATTTCATCATCATCGTCTTCGTCAAAATCTGTCATAAAATTCTCGGCGATAATAATGCCACGATTTTCAAGCCTTGTTGTTCCTTTAGAGATAGAACTGGGAGCAACACCTAAGTTTTCAGCTAGGCGTTTTTTGTGGATACGGCGGTATTTGTCTGAGGTTAAGTCTGCAAGAAAACTCATTAAGGCTCGCAGTTCAGATTTAGATATATCTCCTTGGGCAAGGGCTCGAAGAAAATCACGATGAATTGTAACGTGTTCCTTGTCCGGGTAACGCTGCACCATAGCATCGGGGTTAAATTTACTCATATTAGCACCATCCTTATAAAAAATAGTATACCATACACTTTCCTATGCGTCAAACAATTTACCAATAGGAAATATATTGACGATGCGTGAAATGTGTGCTAATATGGAAAATACAAAAGAACCACAACTAACCGAAGGGGGACATCATAGTGTTAAAGTTTACCGATGATGATTATGACAAGATGGAATCAATGCAGAAGGAAGTATGGGTGAAGCTAATTCCTAGGAAAGAGGCTGAAAGAACGTTATCAAAAGCCATAGAAAATTTTATTGCTGTGTTACATGGAGAAAAAAAATATGAGAAGGGAATCGAAAAAATACTAAAACATGCCGAATTCTTTTTTCGTATTGACTTAGAAAATGGGGGAGAAAAATTTAACAAAATATCATATCAGAAAAAAGAGTTATCTGATTATTGGAATGCACGATATAAGATTGGCAAAAATAATTCGCATGTGTATGAGTTTGAGCTTGAAATTTCCCTGGAATATGTGTTTGCCTTAGTAATACATTTGGCATCTTCTCCCTACGCATTGGGGAAGGAACGGGTTGAACAAATTGTGCAGGAACATAATATTCCTTTGGATTTATTCGCCATTAATGAAGTTAATGAAATCATATAATATTATAAAAAGAAAAGGCAACTACTTGCCTTTTCTTTTGTTATAGGCTATAATAAAATTATTGTATTTAGGAGGAGATTTATAATGGCAAGAAAAGCAAACTATGATGAAAAAATCAGTGCTTTGGAATCAAAAATTGAAAAGAAACAGGCAGAAATCAAGGTTCTGAAAGCAAAGGTTTCCGAACTGAAAACAAAAAAAGCAGAGGGCGATTACAAAGAACTGACCGAGTACATGGTTAATAATAACCTGTCTGCTGCGGAAGTTCTGGCTTGCATCAAAGGCTAATTTCATAAAAATATTTTTGAAACAGGGTTGCAAAGACCCTGTTTTTTTATATTAAGGGTGTAGGGTGCAAGTCCCTATACTCTGATTTCTTTTCTTTGCCATGTAACTCCATAGTATACATGGTTTCTTTTCTGGGAAATTGTGAGGAAGCTATGGGGTAGGGGGCAAAGACTATTCATTGTTAAACATTGAAGAAACGGAGGTATGCTGATGGAGGTATTCAATTTTACCCCATACGGTGATGTGAGCATTACCTATCAATGGGATTCCAAGGCCATGAGCTTTGAAGATTATACAAAACAGTATTACCGGCGCAGGGTTCACGCGAAGAAAACCTATGCCTTTACCATAGGTGGGCTGCAACTGGCGGAACTGGTTAAATTCTATAACAGACACAAAGGCTTGCAAGAGCCTTTTTATTTTGCCTATGACGGAGTTATGGAGGTCTGCTATTTCAGCCAAGCGATAAATCCCCGTTGTAAGCGCGAGAATGGCGTTATTAAGGCGTATTCCTGCGAGGTGGTATTGGAGGTGGACCGGCAGGTTACAAGCTATCCTACGGCACAGGAAACGGATGTGCTGCCGAATCCTCACGGTGAAACAGACCAGGTATTCGATTGGCATACGCAGTTGGTCACGGCTGGCCAGCGCACGGAGCGTATGGCAAGGCAGACGAAGCCCACGCGGACAATTACCGGGAAGTGGTCGGGGCTGAAATCAGAGCGAGATACGCTGATACGGCTTTTTAACTCCCATTGCCGAGTGCCTTTGACCTTCCGGTATAACGGCGAAGACCTAAAGGTGGTATTCCCCGATAAGATTGAGATAAAGGACAAGCGGGAATTACGGAACATTATTGGCTATGAGTGTCAAATGGAATTGGAGGTAATAGACTGATGGAAGATATAAGTAAATTCATCGGCATCACGCATGGTTACGGTGGTGCTGATTTCGATAAATGCGATTGCTTTGGTCTGGTGCAGCTATTCTACAAGGAGCATGGATGGCCACAGAAATTCGAGGATGGGCAGCCTTATCCCGAGGAATACGAATATGCCCAGCCGAAGTTTTGGCGGCGGCTCTATGAGTATATGCTGCGGAATTTTACGCAGGTGGGTTATGATGAGCTTTCCTTCGGTGATGTGGTGGTGTTCGAGATTAACCGCTGCATCCACCTAGGCATTTACCTTGAATACGGTAAATTACTGGCAATGGAAGTTCCTACGGTGGCCGGTGAAACCGAATCTACGATTTATCATCGCAATATGTGGACGAAGTGCTTTAAGTATGGATTCCGGAGGAAAGCATGAGTATCGTTCTGCCTGTTTGCATGGCAAAGGCCAAGGAGAGCAAAAATCCATTTTTCATTGAACTTTACATTTTGAATTTACGGACGGGAGTCACGAGGTTAGCGGCTTGCGATGAAAATATCGTATTCGCCGGAGAAACTTACCTTGCGGCTCCTTTTCAGCGTGGGGACATTGGGAGAAACCTCGATACCATCAATGATTCCGTGGAAATCTCGATGGCGGATTGCTCCCATGAAATGTTGCAGTTCGTGATGAATGGCTTTGACTTTCGTGGGTGCAATGCAACGATTATGCGGATTCAGTATCCGGAAAGCCTAAAGAATCCCAATGCGGTGCAGCTGGTTTTCTCGGGATTCATTGATGAACCATCTTTCTCTAACGGTATGCTCTCGGCTAAAATCAATGCCCGACTTCCAGAAATTAACTGTCCGAACCGTAATTACCGCCTTGCCTGCAATAGTGAATTCGGCGATAGTGAGTGCGGTATGAGCCTTGCCCGTGAGGATTTGGCGGTGACAGGGCGCAAGGGCAATACGCTGATATTAAACGTGAGCCATGAGAAGGATTACTGGAAGGACGGCGTAATCAGCGTGGATGGGGAGTCAAGGGTGGTTTCCTCGTCCAGTGGCTACAATGTGACAGTAAATGTTGGATTTGCCCATGAAACCATTGGTAAGTCTGCGGCACTGACCAGAGGGTGCAACAAGACGGTGGAGCGATGTAAGGCTTACGACAACATGAAAAATTACAGTGGATTCCCTGCGATTCCATTTGAGAGCGTGTACAGATAAGGGGGTGAGGGCATGGATTTTGATTCGAGAAATGTATTATCGGATGCGGCACATGAAAGAGAATTGTTGAAACCCTTTGTGGCGGAGGATTTTCAGATTGACTTGCAGTTATTCGGGCATAGCAGTGGTGGCAAAGGCGTAGGTAAGGTGTTGCTATCCATCGGCTTGGCTGCGTTTGGCTGGTTTAACCCTGCGGCTTTTGGTATGGCAGCATCGGCTCATTTTGGTGCTGCGGTCATGGGTGCGGCTCTCGCTTCTACGGTGTGGACAGCCTTTAATCGTCCGAAGATGGATGACATGGGTTCGATGGGCAGCCCCGATGTGCAACGCTTTGACCGGGCGCAGGAAACCATGTCCTCGGATGGGCAGATTCCGGTGGTTTATGGCTATCGCAAGGTGACAGGCAATCAGACCTTCCATGAAACCAACAGTGAGGCCAATCAGCTCCATAAACATGTGGTGCTCTGCGAGGGAGGCATTGACGGCATCGAAAGTGTGTGTGCCAATGACCTGTTAATTCCCACGGGAAAACAGCAGGAGGGCGCAGTATTTACGGTGCAGAACCGCAAGTATGCGGATGCCATGGTTTCATTGAGTAACAAAACGCTGGCACTATCTGCCAACGGTGTAAATCATTCGGTCTATCTCTGCAATAAGGATGATGCGTCCGGCAGTGGTTCTTTCTATGAGTGGCAGATGAATATTTCCTCGCTCATAGCGTATATCAACCGTCTGGGCGATGGCTGGGAAGCCTTTCCCACGGCCACGACAACGAAATATCCGGGAGACTTGAAACTGCCCACGGCGGGGAAATGCTATAACAATCCGCTGAAACTCACGGCTGATACGGTGAAGGGCGGTACGAAGTACACATTCCATGACTGTGAGGCACCGGATAATTACAACGATGTTGGCGGTTATCCGAAATTGGCCTGGTTGGATATGCACTTCAATACCTCGGCAGAACTCAATGGCAATCCCTCGGTATCGGCGATTGTGCGTGGCAAGAAGGTCTTTGACCTGCGCACTGGCAAAACCGTGTACTCTACGAACCCTGCGCTCTGTCTGCGGGATTTTATGCTTAGTAAACGCTATGGCATGGGTAAATGGATTACGGAGGCTGATTTGGACGAGGATTCGTGGAAAGAGGCTGCGGATTACTGCGATGAAATCATTGAGTTCCACAATGCAGATAATGTGGTGGTAAAGGCGAAACGCTATGAACTCAATATGATTATTGACCAGAGCAATTCGGCGATTAACTGGTTGCAGGAGATTCTGGCGAACTTTTGTGGTTATCTCACGATTTCCCATGGGAAATTCAAGCTGAAAATCGAGAAGAAGGAGCCGGTGTCTTATCGGTTCACGGATAGCAACTGCTCGGATTTGTCCGTGGCTCCGCTGAAGCTCTCGGAAACGCCGAATAAGTACAGTGTGAAAATCATTGACCCGCGTAATAACTGGCAGAGCATTGCCTGTCTGTGTGAGGATTTTTCCGACCAGAAGGAGCGCGGAAAGGTTGTCACCAAGGAAGTGCAATTAAACGGTGTGACCTCACAAAACCAGGCATTGCGCCTGGCGCGGTTCTATCGTGACTATAACCTTGCCTGTCCGCTGCAAATCAGCTTTACCACGGGCTACCAGGCCATGCACCTGGAGCCGGGGGATGTGGTCACGGTAAGTTACCATGATGTGTTCAAGAATTTGCCCATCCGCATTGCCGAGATTCGGGAAACGGAGGAACATCGGTTCACAATTTCCGGCCGACAGTATAACCCTGACCTCTATAACGATGATTTAGGCGGTGGCATTAGCTGGTATAACTACATACCGGCCAATGAATCTACTGCGGTAGAACGGCGCAGACCGGGGCAGGTATCGGCTCTGACGGCGGTTACGCGGTACAGAACACGGATGGACGGCAGTACCGGTTATGACATTGTGGTGAAGTTCAAGCTGCCCCAGCGGTACGATGTAAATACGGCGGTGGTGTCCTATCGGACGAATAACGCCATTGCCAGTGATGTGCAGGAGATTCCTGTGGATGTGCCTCTTGACCAACTGGGGTTCTTATCCCCTTGGAAATCCGCAGGAGAGTCGCAGGGAACGCTCGTTATTCCGAATGTGCATATCGGTGATGAATATGAGTTCCGCGTACAGGCAAAGTCGGATGAAGGGCTGCTGTCTTCGGAAAGCAGTGCGCCCCATGTACGGATAGTGGTTACGCCGAAATCTACGGTTCCAGCCAGTCCGCAGAACCTCCGCTATGATTTCAGTGAGAGATTCCTGTTCTCATGGGATGATGTGGCTGATTCGGATGTGGTCTACTACGAAATCCGCAGTAATACGAAGGTGGGCGAAGAATTTGGCCTTCTAGGCAGGACGCAGGACAGGAGCATCGCGGTATCGCTGCAATCTCGTAGTGGCAAGGTCTATGTCTATGCGATAAATGCGTACAAGAAGGCCAGCTATCCGGCGGTGGTTTCCTACTCGTACCCAAGACCGAAAGCACCTACGGAAATCACGGTGAATAAAATCCCTCGTGGTGTCAGTATCGTAGCACCGCCATTGCCATATGGGGCAAGTGGTGTGGTCTTCTATATTACCGGCACAAGCTATTCCAAGTCCTTCCGGTTAGAGAATCCTGTGCTTAATTTCATGGAGAAATCCGGGATTTACGATGTAAAGGCTTGTTATTATGACCGGATGGGCGAGGGGGAAATGTCGCAGATATTCGCTGCGGTCATTGAGCCGACTTTTCCTGCCGAATGGATAGCGGATGGCTCTGTGTCCATGGAGAAATTCGATGGCATAGCCAAGTCGGCGGTGGCAGACCTAAAGGATACGGCAAAGAAGCTTGGCGAGATAGATGTATCGCTGGCTGAACTTACGAAATCCGATACGGAAATCAAAGGGTTGGTGCAGGATACCAAAACGCAGACGCAAAGCCAGATTACGCAGATAGCCAATGAAATTGATGCAAAAATTGTAGACCGGAACAAAGGGCTGGCATCGGATGTAAAGATTAATGCCGATAAAATCCAGCAGGTTATCACAGACCTAAACACAGACCCATCTAAGAGTGGGTATTCTGCCATTACGCAGTTGGTGGATGGTATCAATGCGCGTGTGGTGAAGGGGGATGTAATCAATCAGATTAACATGACCTCGAATGGCACGGTAATTGACGGCAAATACCTGCATGTGACAGGGAAAACCAAGTTTGACGATGATATTATCACGGAGAGCATGATTAAGGCTGGGAGTATTACGGCTGATAAACTGGCGGCAGGGTCGATTTCGGCTGACCGCGTTAACGTGAAGCAGCTTTCGGCGTTATCAGCAAAGATTGGCCTGCTGCGTACCAAGGACACCGGGGCGCGAGTGGAGATAAGCGATAATCTTATCAAGGTTTTCGATGAAAATAATGTGCTGCGAGTAAAACTGGGGGTGTGGTGATGAAGGCCGGATTTAAGTTCAAGAATGAGTATGGAGTCAATATGGTATTGGACGAGTCGCGCCCGTTTAAGCTGCTCGGCTCGTTTGTTACCCGTGGGGATGTGGAAACAGGATATATAACAGATGATAAAATCGCTGGAAGAAATATTGCCATTTTACCATCGGAAATAAAATTGGTTTCTGCCGGAAGTAATAATGTGTATATGTACCCGTCTAAGATTGGCGTTGATGGCAACCAGATAAAGTGGGAGTATTCCCATATAAAGCCTACGCCAATACATGATTATTTTCATGGAATCATGGACAACGTAAACGGACATGATACTATTTATGCTATTACATGGAGGTATGGTTATTTCTAATGGCTGATACTTATTTTGAAGTGAGAAATAAAGATAATGTTTTCCAGTTCTCTGATAATACACGTCTATTACATATTGTTGAAAAAAAGGAATTTGTTGCTGAAATGGAAAAAGGGGAAATATACGGGGTTGAAATCCCAGAGGGGATAGCAGGTGTTTCGTATTGGACGAGAGAGGGAACCCTGTATATATCTCCCGAATGCACTAGGGATGGAAAGAAAATCCAGTATGTAACAAGTTCTATGGAATCGCCTATTAGGGCGTATTTCTGGTCTGAGGATTATTTTCCGGAAATGGAGCATGGTGCTGGGCTGGAACTGCGGGATGGAAAAGGGAATATCGTATTTAACAATCGTGGCTATCTGGGAAGTTTCAAAGAGTCACTTTACACAGGGGTAACTACTTTCCAAAAATATGTAAGCACGGAGAACAGCAAGCAGCTGCTGACAGGTTACTCCGATGTTTATTATGCTCCTGGATTTCCCATGTTATATTTGGCGTTGGCTGTGAGGTTCTGGGGAACCTATAACGAATATGATGTGTCTTATAGCAGTGATAAAAAGTGGTTCCATAGAGAGGTAAGCAAGAATTGTTCTATTCATGGGTATCGTTTCGGTGGCGTGGATGGCAAACCTGCAAACACGGGAAACAAGGAATATGAGTGGGCTAAGTTCCCCAATAGGGGAGAGTTTGGTAATCGTCCTATGGAAAGATACCTTTATTCGGAATTTAAGTATATAGAGTACAGATATTGGAAAGGTGACGATTATTATACAAAAGATGACTGGAAAAAATTGTTTGGTGATGCAAAACCAGAGAAAATAACCGTTTATGGAAGGACGCTGCCAGCCGGAATACATATAAAAATAGATAAAAAATGGGATTGTATAACCACTCCATCCGCATCGTTGATGTGCCCTATGAATATATGGCTGCCATCGCTTGTTGGGCCGGAAAAAGATAAAAACTGTTGTTATGCTGTGGGCTATGAATTCACGAATCTTGACGGCAAAAGACATATCCGATTGGCACAAGAGTTCGAGATTTTAAGGCTGACAAAACTTAAAGGTGCAGGGTCATTAGAGCACTTAAACAAGGTAATAGCAAGTGGCAGTGAAAAAGGCGGATGGAATGAGAATTGTAGTAAAGAGGAAATTGACCAATTTGTTGTAGGGAAAGAGTACGATTATACCTACTATTACGAAGGTATAGGCAAAGTGCTTCAATGGCATGAAAACGGAGAGCTTATTGCAGAGTGTTGTTATGTTGCTAATCCGAATATGCCTGTCTGGTCTTGGAATAATTATTTAGGTGGGCGAAAAAAAGAAGAAGGTGGCAACTGGACGATTACGGATGGTATAGCCTGTGACCTTTCTATGTGTCACATTGTAGATATTGTATAGGGAGGTGATTGATTGTCCGGTTTTCAAGCATTAGAACAACGGGATAAAAAGGGGAATATCCTTGCAGAAGGTGTGGTTTCTAAGGATAGCCCATTAACAACCGGCGATAATACAGGCATTTACGATGTTATTGCGGAGGATTTACGGGTACTGAAATCCATGCTGGATAATTTTCAACAGGAGGTTACGCGAGAGGATTTGGATAAAGTCAACGCCATAGCGAAACAGGTGGATAAGGCACTCTCTGATGCGAATAAGGCTGCCGGGCAAGTGAAAGCTAATGTGGCTATTGCACAGAGCGCTGCGGACAATGCGAAAACCTATCGGGATGAAACTGTGGCTTCCGTTGATTTGGCTGCATCAAAGATAAAGGAAATGAAAACCTTAATCGCAACGCTAAACCAAACCGCGACCAATATTGAGGCCCTGCTGGGGCGTAAGGAGGCTATTTCTACGGGAAATGTGGGGTACGCGGTTACTTTCCATGATACGGCAAATGCGGTGAAGGGAACCATCAGTGTTGACGATGATGGTGAGTTCCATGTTTCCGGGCTTATCCATGGCGATATTACAGGTAATGTCGATAGGGCGAAGAGAGCCGAGGTGGCTGATAAACTACGGCTGCCTGCAAAAATCAATGGCGTGGCATTTGATGGAACCAAGGATATAACCGTGGATGCTGGGCTGATGCAGAAGAAGTCGCTGAAAGTAACCTTGCTTCCTGGCAAGTGGGATAGCCAAAAGGAATACCGTATTGAGGACGTTCTTATTACGCCTGCAACGGACATTATTATGGAGCCGGAGGTTGGAACAAGCGAAACGGTGTATAACATCATTGCGGATGCGCATATCGTATGCCGGGAGCAGGGCAATGGCTATTTCATTATCAAATGCCTTGGGGATGCCCCGGACCAATCGGTGAATGTGAGGTTCTTGCTGCTATGAGTTTTTGCAATCTATTTGCTCCACCGAAAAGGGATAACTACCGAATCAGCACTGACCTGCGAAAATATTTTACGAAAGACCTGGATTACTATGTAATCCCCGAAGGGGTAACAAGCATACGCCCCTATGCTTTTTATAACTTTTGGCCGGAAAGTGAAAATCTAGTGATTGAACTGCCGGACACCCTCAACTATATCGCTCCGTATGCTTTTTCGGAGTGTGCGATAAAAGAAATTCGTATTCCCAAAGGGGTAAAGAAAATAGACCATCATGCTTTTTACGGTGCTGGCTTAACCAGGATTACCTTTGAAGAAGGTTTGGTGGAAATTGGCGAGGAAGCCTTTATGGACGGGCCAGCTCTTGAAACGGTGATTCTGCCGGATTCCATACAGAAGATTGGTAAGAATGCTTTTTCGGGAATGGATGTGCCGGGGGGCGTTATCGTGGAAATTGGTGAGGGCATACGAACTATTGGCGATGGAGCCTTTGACTGTACGGTAAAATCCTTAGTTGTGCATAGAAAATATGGCAGCATGCAAGATGGGTCGATGGGATGGTTCGATGCCAAGGGAGATTGGTTCGACCCTCCCTGGTATGGTGGCAACACAGGAAATCCAGAGGGAATATGGGATGGTGATAGTTAATGTTCTTTAATACGGTGTGGACTAGCAACAGTGAGGCTGCGCCTTTCGATAGGGAGGTCTTGGCAGGAAATCTGAAATACCTTTCCTTTCCCTTCAATGAGGAATGGAGTGGCGCAGGGGAATATGCTGTGGTGAATTTTCCAAATCTGGAAGAAGTGTTTGTGCCGGGGGTGACGGAAACCTTTGATGCGCATACTTTCAAGGATTGCCCCAAGCTGAAACGGATTGTGGTTGCCAAGGATAAGAAAGAGGCAAAGACATGGGCAAAATATGCGCCGTGGGGAGCGCCAAAGGACTGTGAGGTTATCTGGGATAAGACGGCAAAGCCCAAGGGGAGTGCCTTTGTGGCAAGTCCAGTGATTGTTGCGAAAACTACATCAACGCCCGACCCTAAAAATTACCGTCATGCCATGCGGGAGCTTATCGAGGATATTCGTAAGTATACGCTTGCCCGTAACTATCCGGATTTCCAGATTATCAATAACGGCGGTGTGGCCATCTTTACCGAGGATTTGGCCCATGGCTGGACATTGGACGATACAAAGAAACTGGGGGCTGTGGTGGATGCGGTGACGGTGGAGGATGTGAATTACGGTGCAGACATTAACTGGGATGCGGCGGACGATGAAGAAACGCCAGAACAGTATCGAGAGGATTTCTACAGCTACATGGCCACGGCAGAGCGTGTCGGGGTGCGGTCACTCGTTATTGACTACTGCTGGTCGCCGGAGAAGATAAAGCGCAGCTTTGAGGAGTGCAAGCGGAGGGGATTTGGTGATTGCGTGGCTACCGACCGTGAGCTGACCAAGATTCCTACATACGAATTACCCCATACGCCCCGTGATGTATATAAGATTGCAGACCTTGACAGTTTCATGCTGCTGCTTAATCCGAATAGTGATAAAGAGCCACAGTTTACGGATAAGGACGATTATCTGAATAAGCTGGCCGCTACATGGTTCGATTGCATAATTATTGACCTGGTATATGCCGGCGATGTGCTGACGCGAGAGGATATTCAGCGGCTGCGCTATAAGCCTAACGGAGCAAGGCGATTGGTATGCTGCTATATGTCATTGGGAGAGGCAGAGGTCTATCGTTCCTACTGGAATCCAGAATGGAGCAATTATAAGCCTGGTAGTGACGACCCAACAGACCCCAATTACATGAAGTGGAAGGACGCGGTTTCTTACTGCGAATGGATTGCTGAACCGAACCCCTTTTGGGAGGGGAACTACAAGGTCAAGTATTGGACAGCTGAATGGAAAAAAGTTTTATTCGGCTTGGAGGACAGTTACCTTGATTTGATTCTACGGGCGAATTTCGATGGGGTATTCCTCGATGTAATTGATGCCTATGAATACTTTGAAAGTGGGGAGGATGATAAGTTTGCTTAATGCAGGATTTCAATATTTGGAACAGCGGGATAAAAATAATAACATCGTAAAGGCCGGCGTAGCCGGTAAGGAAACCGCCTTTGCCACTGGTGATAATAATGGTTTGTACGATGTTATAGCTGAAAATCTGCGGTGGCTCTACGATAACCGTGGGAGTGGCAGTGGTTCTTCCGGCAGCGGTGGGGCTGGTGTCAATGGCAAAGATGGCGAATCTGCCTATGCTATCGCGGTGCGGCAAGGATTCACCGGCTCTGAATCTGCGTGGCTGGCCTCGCTGAAAGGTGATAAGGGGGAGAAGGGCGATACCGGACCTGCTGGCCAGAATGGTAAAGACGGCAAGGATGCAGTGGGCAAGTCCGTATATGACCTCGCGCTGGAAAACGGCTTTGTGGGCACGGAAAAGGCATTCCTCGAATCTCTCAAAGGACAAGACGGTGCTAACGGGAAGAACGGTACGAATGGCAAGCCTGGTCAGGATGGTAAAGACGGTGCAAACGGCAAGGATGGCGTAAATGGCCTGTCTGCCTATGAAATTGCCGTCAAGAATGGCTATAACTCCTCGGAAGTTAATTGGCTGGCTTCATTGAAGGGCAAGGACGGCATCAATGGTAAGGATGGCAAGGACGGGGTAAACGGAGCAAATGGCATAGATGGAAAGCCTTGTACCTTTTCGGTTGGTAAAGTTGCTTTTTCAGATAAAAATGAGTTTAAGGTGACGAATTCCGGCACGGAATCTGAGGTTGTCCTGGATATTGTTATGCCAAGTTATTCCAGCATCAAACAGGGCGCAACCGGTAAAAGTGCTTATGAAGCGGCGAAGGAACTGGGGTATACCGGCACAGAAAAGGAATGGCTGACTGCATTGAAGGGGGAAAGTGGATTATCCGCCTATGAAGTTGCAGTGGAAAATGGCTATGAAGGTTCGGAGTCAGCCTGGTTACAGTCTTTGCGTGGGTTCGATGGAACCTCTGCCCGTATCAAGGTTGGTACGGTGAGTGTTGGCGATAAACTTGCCGTGGAAAATGTAGGAACGGACTTGGATGCGGTTCTGAATTTTACTTTCCCCGCGTCCATGGGGAGCAGCACTGGCACAGGGGGACAGGGGAAAGATGGTCGGTCTGCCTATGAGGTGGCAAAGGATACTGGCTTTGAGGGAACGGTACAAGAATGGCTCGAATCCCTTAAAGGAAAAGATGGAGAGCGTGGTACGGATGGAAAACCGGGTGCGAATGGAGTACCAGGGAAAGACGGGGCCAATGGTGCAGATGGCAAGGCTGCGACAATCAAAGTTGGCAAGGTAACTACCGGTTCGGCTCCCCGTGTTGTAAATGTGGGCACAGAAAGCGAAGCAATCTTTGATTTTACCCTGCCTGTTACTGATACGGGCTCCGGAGGGGGCACTGGAACTCCAGGCAAGGATGGGAGAAGTGCCTATGAGATTGCCCTTGATAATGGCTTCGTGGGTTCGGAGAAAGCATGGCTAGAATCCTTGAAAGGAGCTGATGGCGCACAGGGACCGCAAGGTGAGCAGGGTATCCAAGGCGTTCCTGGCGAAAAAGGCGCGGATGGAGCGACGGGAGCTAAAGGTGCTGATGGCAAGGCCGCAACGGTGAAAATTGGCACAGTTACCGAGGGCGATACGCCCAGTGTTATCAATAGCGGTACGGACACGGATGCGGTGTTGGACTTTGTGCTGCCAAAAGGGGCTAGTGGCTCGTCCAGCGGTGGTGCTGCGATGCAGAAAACCACGTTCGCCTTCACGATTTCTGCCAGTAGTTGGAAAGACAAGGAGGCAGAACTAAGCAATGAGGCGATAAAGAAGGATTCCGTGATGTTTCTTGGTCTGCCGAATGATACCACCCTCGAAGTCTACAAACAGGTGGCACAGGCTTGTATAAGCTGTGTATGGCAGGAGGATGGCTACGTTACCCTCCGGGCTATGCAGCAGGCTCCTACGGTAGATGTAACTTTTGAAATGGTGGTGATTTGATGCTGATAAACCGGATTCCGATGGAGATTCTTCCTGCCGGTGCAACTACGGTACAGCCGAGCGGTGATAAAGGGTTATCTGCGGTAGCGGTGGCTCTTCTGTATCATTCTGGGGAAATTCCTGCGGTGAATATTCCGAAGGGAACGAAGAAACTTCGCAGCTATATTTTCAACGATTGTTGGCCCAGTAGTGACTTGGTGGTGACTGTACCAGAGGGGGTAACGGAGGTGCATAGCAAGGCGTTCTGTAATTGTCAGCTCGGTTCGGTGGAGTTTCCGAGTACGGTTACGGCCTTACCTGTGGATTGCTTTCGTGACACATCGCCGGGGAAAATAATCTTTCATGCTCCCAAGGATAGTATAACTGGCTACCCGTGGGGTGCGGATAATGAGCCGGAAGTGGAATGGAGGGGGTAATTTGCCTGTAATAAACATGATTGTGGATTGCCGTGACCATAGCAAGGACGAGGATATTACGATAGATACCAGTTCAGCAGATGTGGGATTCTTCGAGGGAACGTTGACTTATTTGGAAATACCGAAGAGCAGTGATTTTGACCTCATTGAATCCTATACCTTTGCTGATTTCTTGGAACTGGAAGAGGTGTTTGTGCCGAAAAATGTGGCGAATATCCAAAAGAACGCCTTTTTGAACTGTCCGAAGCTGAAGAAAATCGTCTTGGGGCGCAAAGCAAACAAGGCATTGCAGAAAAATCAACCGTGGGGCGCTCCGGCTGACTGTGTGGTTACATATGACCCCAAGGCTAAACCACGTGCAACATAAGGAGGTGATGCGAATGACGGACGACCAGCTCATTAAAATCTACGACAAAGTAACAGTGATTTCCGAGAGAACCACAAGGATTGAAACTATGCTGAATACGCAAATTGCCGAGAGTGCCCGACTGGGAAAGCTCCTGGAAAACCACGAGGAACGGATTTCAGCATTGGAGGAGCGCAGTGCGCAATTCTTCGGTGTGCGTGAGTTTATCGCATGGGCGATAGCGGTTGGCCTTGGCATAATGGGGGTGATGAAATGACAGGAACAGCGTTTATTCGTTGGCTGACAGTAGATAAAATCGTAGGGGCAGGCTTGGTGCTTGCCCTTATTTTGTCCCTGTTTACTGGTGGCAGTAAGGAATTGCAGACCTCGATAGCATCGGGGCTGATTGGATGGATGTCCCGTGGGGCATTGGAGCATGGAAGGGATGATGCGTATGCTAAAAGTAGTGACCATTGAGGATTTAAGGGAAATGGCTGCGGAGGCCAGAGAGAGCATTTGGGCACAGGCGCAGGCTTATGGCAGGGAGCCGAAGATTTATCTGCATTGGAGCGCAGGGCATTATGATAGCGTGTTCCAGGATTACCACATCAATATCCTTGAAGATGGCAAGATGGTATGTACTGGGGATTTGAACGAGATTAAAGCACATACATGGCGGCGCAATACCGGTGCGGTCGGTATCAGCCTGTGCTGCGCATACAAGGCAACATCCGAAGACCTTGGTCCGGAACCTCCCACAGCTGCGCAGATTGAGGCGATGGCACAAGCGATTGTGGCGGTCGCTGATGGCTTGTGGCTGACCATTGACCGTGACCATGTTATGACCCACGGAGAAGCGGCGGATAATCTGGATGGGCTTTATCCGCATGAGCCATATGGACCGCAAACAACGGTAGAGCGTTGGGATTTGCAGTATCTCGGCACAGATGAGAGTCCGCAGTATACGGTGAACTACGATAGCCCTGCCACTGGAGGGAATGTTTTGCGAGGCAAGGCAAACTGGTACAGAAATGAGGGGATGTGATGATGAATGAGAAATTTCGTTATATGTTTTATGGCGTTGGTCTCCTTCTGGTTATTGCCCTCTGCTGGTTTATGTTCATCTATGAACCAGGCACAAGCTGCCGGACAGGAGAATACCGTGGTAATGTCGAGGGAGGATTTCAACGAACTGAAGCTGACCTTGACCGAGGCCAAGGGAGCATTGAAGGAAGCCAAGAGTCAGTTGGCAGAATCGAGGATGCAGTTAGAAAGAGCGCAGAGTCAGTTACAAGAGCAGAGCAGGGAAATAGTAATGCTGAAAACACAGTTGACCGCTGCATCCGGCTCATTGACCAATGCGAAGGAATCCTTGCGAAGTACGAAAAGTGATATTGATGAACTGGAAAGGCAACATATAAAGACGGAAAATAACCTGCGACACCAGCGGCAAGCGTGGCAAATAGCTACGGTAGCGGCGGTGCTCGTGGGGGTTTCTTTTTAGATGCGTTGGGCTATTGGGGGAGAAAAAACCTCAATAGCCCACCTTTTTTGTTTTATGGGTTGATTTTCTTATTTTACACTTGTATAATAATGGTAACGTAAAATAATATGAACGGTGGTGATAATGATAAATGCGTTATGTAAAGTATACGATTCACCTAAAGAATAATCGCAAGGTTGAACTGGCTCGGTCATATCGGAATGCCCAGAGAATACCGCCTTGTCCGTTTCGGTGGGGGAAAATGTCGGTAGATATTGTTGCAGTAACATCGGAGTTCTGCGATTTCAAGGAAAAGGCAAAGTTGTGGCGGCGCAGTGACCATGCGTTCTATGAGCCACTGATTGACATATTGGAGGCAAAGCATAATGGCAAAGTATGTGGTGACTGATGAAAATGGGGACAAGGAAGGTTTTAAGGTACAGGATTGAGGTTGCGGCAGTTCTATCGTGCGTATCTTCTCATAGGGTATAGCAGAGAAATGGCCTTGTGGTGGGCAGATGCAAAATCTGGACAAATGCTTTTACAAAGGTATTATTTATGAGTTTTTTGGAGGATGGTGCATGAATATCTTGGAAATCACACTCGGCTATATTATTCTCGTTCTCCTGTGTATTCTTTGGATATGTCATAACCTTGCTTATGACTATCAAATGGAGAATCATAGGCTGAAAGTGGAGATACGCCGGATAAAGAGCGAAGAAGTAAAAAACGTACCGTCAGAACGCCGTATATGGGTGTCCGAACAGGCATAATGGTGTAATTGTATAACTGTGTACCGTTATACAATTATAATGGCGTACAGGCGTTGTAGAGAGAAATGAGGGGGAAAATCGTGCTTATCTATGATATTGCAGGGGAAATTGAGAAGATTCAGCTGCGGGAACATCGGTCGGTGCCGGAGATTATGAGTTATGTACCTGCGACGGTGGCAGAGAACGCCAATAAGTTGTTCCGATTCCTGTCAGCATGGAATAGTATGGGGAGTGTCCCCAGTCCGGCATTGGAGGTGTGACCATGAAGATTGGCGATGTTGTTAAGGTTTACTCTCGTACCACGGGGGAAAAGATTGCTGGCTTGGTTATCAGCATGGGGCTCCGCAATAGTACCGCAAAAGTGCTCACTGCGGAGGGCGTGGAATGGATTCTGGTGGAAACATTGGAGGATATTGAAAGGACGGTGCTGCCGAATGGATGATGCGGTGAAACATCCCAGTCATTATACGCAGGGCAGGATTGAATGTATTGATTTTATCCAGGATAAGAGACTGGATTTTGCCAAGGGAAACTGTGTGAAGTACATTGTCCGGGCCGGCCATAAGCCGGAGGGCGATGTAAGCAAGGAAATCGAGGATTTGCAAAAGGCAAAGCAATACGTTGATTTTGCCATCCGTGAGGCAGAGAGCCGACTTTGAACCGCCCCGATTATTACCGCCGTAAGTTCTGTAGACCACGGAAAAAACGGCGGTGGAAAAATGCGGTGAAGTTGGCTAAGACCTGGGCGAAGGAAAGAACCAATGAGGTGGCAAGGGTTAAGCCCTTGTCAGCTTTGGAACAGGTTTCACCAGGCTTCTATCGGCGGCTGCATAGTTGGCGTTGGTATTATTTGTAAGGAGAAAGCAACTTGAAATTATCTAAGAAAATCAAGAAGAAGCAGAGTGCCAAAATGGGGAGGATGTTGACGAGAAAACGCTTGTCAGAAAACAGGGCAAAGGCGCAGGTTCGCCATAGCTTCATCCGGCAGAATGTCACTGAAATGTCAGTCAAGAAATCTGCGATGGAGGATTTGTTTGTCATTTTCATGGCGGCGGCTCACGATGCTCTGGGCTTCGGTAAGGACCGTCTGGCGGCACTGAAAGAAAAGATGCTCTCTCACCTTGAATGTATGCGCTGTGGTTTGGTTACGGTGGCTGACATTGAAAATATCCTACGCGACGAGGCAAATTATGGCATCCTGCGAGAGAAAAACAAAGACCGCAGCCGTACCACGGAAATCCGCATGAAAGCCGTGGATGAGGTTTCGGCGGCGTTTATGATTAGTTTGCTCGATGGATGGGGGTACAAGAAGGTTCGCCTTGCCAGGGCGCACAAGGCGGCCGGCGATATTTCGGTGCAGCTTGCCAATGGAACGCTGACCTTCGCTAAAATCAAAGATGTTCTTACGAATAAAGTCAAGTTTGCGGCATAAGGAGCTATCATGTATATTTCACTTCATAATCATACGGATTTTTCAATTTTGGACGGCTACCAGACGGCGAAGGAAATGGTCAACCGCGTAAAGGAGCTGGGGCAGTCTGCTGTGGCCATTACGGACCACGGAACCATGCGTGGCATCGTTGAATTTTACCGTGAATGCAAGGCGCAGGAAATCAAACCGATTATCGGCTGCGAGTTTTACTTCTGCCCCGATGTTACCATCCGTGACCGTGCCTTTACGCACCATTTGGTTCTTCTGGCGATGAATGATACCGGCTACCGTAACCTCAAAGAGCTGGATTCCATTGCTTATAACGAAAGCCATATGTTCTATAAGCCGAGAATTGACGAGAATGACCTTAGAAACCACGCAGAGGGGCTGATTTGCCTGTCAGCATGTATGGCCTCGATTGTCAATACAGATAATGGCGAGGAGTGGTTTCAGCGGTTCAAGGAGATTTTCGGCGCACGTTTTTTCGCAGAAATTCAGCCACTGAACATTGACCGGCAGTGGGCATACAATGACAAGGTTATTTCCCTGGCGAGGAAATACGATGTGCCGTTGGTGGTTACTACAGATGCGCACTATGCAAAGGCCGAGGATGAACCGTATCATTACTTGTGGTTGCAGATTCATGGCAATGGCTACCATGACAACGAGAACTATCTGCATAGCGAGGATGAAATCATAGCCACAGCATGGATTCCCGATGATGTGAAGGAAGAAGCCATTGCTAATACGGTGAAGATTGCCGATATGTGCAATGTGGAAATCGAGTTTGGCGGTATGCACTATCCCACCTATACCGACCGTGACCCAGAGGAAGTAATCCGGGAAATTTGCCGTGAGAATTGGCGAAGCAAAGTGCCACGAGGCAAGTACAAGGAATACGGGAAACGCTTCGAGGCTGAAATGCGTGACCTCAAAAAGGCGAATTACCTTAATTACCTGCTGATTATCTGGGATTTGGTCAACTGGTGCGTAAAAAACAATATCCCCGTGGGGGAAGGCCGTGGCTCGGCGGCAGGGTGCCTCGTGGGGTATTTGATGGGATTCCATAAGGTTGATAGCATCGCCTATGATACAGCGTTCTTCCGCTTCTGTAATCCATATAGACAGTCACCGGCGGATATTGATACGGATGTGTCTACGGATAACCGTGGGCGCATCATCGACTATATCCGGGAGCATTACGGTACGGTCTATAAAGTCACCACCTATGGTTACACCAAGAATCCGGACAAGCCAGATGTCGGGAAACAAGCGGTACTCCGTGCGCAGCAAGCGTTGGAAAAAGAAGAATATCTGGGACTGACCGATGAACAGAGGACAGATATTGACCTGCGGAAGAAAAATAAGCAGGACACAGGGATGCGCTGGACCAGGGAGCGGGTCCTGACGGTGACAAAGGAACTTACGGACTCTATGGATGAAATTCTTACGGTAAATAGTGATTTCTCCGCGGAAGAACGGGAACGGTTGCTGGATGTTTCCCAACATTTTGCCGGCCGCATTGATAAAATGGGGGTTCATGCCTCGGCAATCCTCGTTACTCCGGATGCGGTGGAGAAATATTGTCCGGTCGAGGGCTGCACATCTACGGACACATCCACTGGCAAGCGTGAGTATGTGCGTGTGGCTGCCTTTGAGTACCACACGTTGGAAGATATGGGTCTCTTGAAACTGGACATTCTGGGCTTGCGCACGTTGGATATTATCGCAGAATGTCTGGCCGGTATACCGCAGGAACTTTCTCTGGAAGATATTCCGATGAATGACCAGAAAACCTTTGAACTGTATGCAGGTGGACACACTACAGGGGTATTCCAGATGGAAAGCCCTGGTATGCAGAAGGTGGCAAGGGAACTGCATCCGAACCGATTCGATGATTTGGCGGTGCTTGTGGCATTGTACCGTCCGGGTCCGATTGACTCTGGTATGCTCCAACAGTATGTGGATGCCAAGAACGGCAAGATTACCGTGGAATATCCCTGTGAGGCCATGGAGGAAATCGCTGGCAGTACCTATGGGGTGCTAGTGTTCCAGGAGCAGATTATGCTTATCTCCATGAAGATGGCAGGGTATGACTTGGGACAAGCCGATGGGCTCCGCAAGGTTATTGGTCGAAAGGAACTGCCGAAGATTAAGGCTGCGGTAGCTGATTTTGTGGAGTGCTGCATGAAAAATGGGTATAGCCGTGAGGTGGCCGAGGAAGTAGCAGGGCAGATTGAGGCGGCCGGCCGGTATGTGTTCAATAAAAGCCATGCGGTGTCCTACGCCAAGCTCTCCTATAAGACGGCGTTTCTCAAAGCTCATTATCCGGCGCAGTATATGTGTGCGTTACTTAACTCTCGTAGCGACCAGAAGAAGATTCTGCCGTATATCGAGGAATGTAAGCGGATGTGGATTGAACTGTTGCCACCAGATTTGTCCAAGGGTAATCGAAAGTTTACCGTGGAGGGCGATGCTATCCGTGTGGGGCTCTGTTATATCAAAGGTGTGGGAACAAACTTGAACCTGGTTCGTTCCTCGGATTGGCAGGAGGTATTCGCTGCCAATAACAAGCTGATTAACGAGGGGCTGATTAAGGCAGGAGCACTGGATTACCTTGGCAAAGACCGTGGGTGGATGTTGGCTAACCTGGTTTCGGCCAAGGAGGCTGCGGACCGTAAGGCGCATTGTGAGGAACGCATGGAATTCTACGCGGCGAAATGCCTTGCTGCAGAAACGGATAAGGAGCGGAATAAGGCCAATCGTATGGTGGAGCAGTGGAAGGCCAAGCTGGCTGATGTAACGTTCAAGGAATCTGCTGCAGAGAAATACGACAGAATTGCAGGGGAAATCTCGGTGCTGTCTTTCTCCTTTACTTCACTACCGAAGGTGCTGACAGGCGTTGCCAAGTCGGTGTATGAGTTCAACGATAAGAAGGGCAATACCATGGCCAAGTTGGTGTTCCGCACGGCTTACGGTGATTTTGACGGCATAGTGTTCGCATCGGCGTGGAAGAAGGCCAAATACTATGATAGATACCGTGGCTGGCAGAAGGGCATCAATGTAATACAGGGGCTGAGCTATGAGTTCATCCGGAGCCCCAAGGGGATTATCGTGGATGCGCGACAGGTGACGGCATAAAAATAAGCAGGGGCGTGATTGCTCCTGCTATTTTTGTACATGTGTAATTGTATAATGGTGTAATGGTATACCACTATAATGGTGCATAATTTGCCTTAAAAACAGGGAAGCCACCTCTGCGAAGGGATGAAAAACAGAGGTGGCGAGGGGTAGGATAATAAATTTGAGATTGGAGATATTATATCGCAAAAGCAAATAAAGCGCAATAATTTTCAGAAAGATACTTTCTGGAAGCGAAATCTACTCTTATTGCTTATTTTCCCATTCGCGAGTCAGAGGATTGTAGGTGTAAGGGCTGCTGGGGGGATTGTCGGAGGAATAGGTGCGCTTGACAATGGCCTCCTGTTTGTCCTTGGTGCGTTTCATAAGGACAAGCAGGAATTTGCCGAGGTTGTTGTTTGAGGTTATCTGCATGGTTCGACCCCAGTTTCTTTTCTCACCTATTTCTCCATGGGCTATATCGAACATGCAAATGGTTCCTACGGTGCAGGTGCGTTTCGACAAGTTAATCTTTAGCAGGGAGAACTCGCCGAGGGGGCTATAGCCTTTCCAGAGTCCTTTTTGGTACAGGCTTTCGATGTAATTAGAGCTGTAAGTAATTTTTGTCCATACATAGATATTTCTGTCTTCTGGCCGGCCGCTGTTAAAGTTTTGGTCGATGCCAACGCTATCTTCATCGTATTCAATGCCATCGCCATGGAGATTCATAGTTGGCTGCCAATCGGTGGCAAAGGTTGTGGAGGACAAGGCAAGCAGCATAGTGAGTAAGAGTAAAAGTTTTTTCATGGATTGTCCTTTCTACGCCATTGTAATTGTATAATGGTATAATTGTGTAATTGTGTGATATAATGCCGAAACCCCAGCTTCGGGTGGCTGGGGTCGGGGATTAATGATGCTATACACGTTGCTCCAAAACGGAAAGGTGTGTGATTTGAAGCACGATTACATTGTAGACCTCGGTTTTAATTATGTCAATGATTTGGTCTTGATTTTTACTATATACAACATATTTAGTATGTATGGAGAGGACTTTGTGGTATAATTTGAGGTGAATAATAAACGGGAGGTCTGGCGATGTACATAAGAGCTATGGTTTCGGGAATTACGGATATGTTTACGGCTAAGACGGCAGAAGAATGTGGGGCTGACTTTATCGCTTTTGTATTCGACAGAGAAAACAAGGATTATGTATCGCCGGATAGAGCCGCTGTTATTGCGCAGCAGGTGCCTGGCTCACGTCTGGTAGGTGTGTTCAAGGACGAAGATTTGGACACGGTTAATGATGTGGTAAGCAAGGTAGGACTGGATTATGTGCAACTGAATGGACATGAGGACGAGGAGTATATCTGGCAGGTCGCTTGCCCGGTGATAAAACGGTATCGGTATGATGAAGGTTTCTCGGTGGAAAAGGCCAGAAGGACTGTGGCAGAAATGATTCTACTAGACCTTGGTGAGCAGGATTATACCAGGAAAGAAATAGCACTGGAGATAACCGATACACATAAATCTGTGATTTTGGCTGCGAATATACGCCGAGAAAATGTGAAGGAAGTAAATAAGAGCACCCTTCCGTATGCTGTGGAAGTGTCAGAGGGGCTAGAAACTAACGGCAAGAAAGATACGAAAAAAATCCGGATGTTCTTCCGGCGGTTGGGGCGAATAATGGCCGGCTAATTTTGAATTTACATGCCGAAGATGATGAATGGAGGGGGACAATAATGAATAATGATGAGCTGGTAAAAGGATTAACGGAGCTGTTACAAAAGAGGATTGATGCTGGCTGGAATCGCATGGGGGTACGATGCGAAACGGAGAATATGAAGTATGTTGAGAGAAGCAAGGCTGTCCGCTCTTACATTGTTGACCTTTTTGATGGGTATGAGGGCGTGGAAGGCCTGCATGAGCTAGAAGGTCTTATAGATAAAAGTATAGCTATGTATTATTTCCCCAAAAGTGCGATGGATGATTTCGAGGAACCAGAGCCAGATGATTTTATGGAACCAGAACCTAAAGGTTACTGAAAACAATAATTTCCGTTAAGATGCAAAAAACTCGTAGACCATTTACTATTCGTCTACGAGTTTTTATACTAACGAGATTTAATTGATGATTCATAAACATCATCTACGGCTTGATTTAGGTAATTTTCTATTCCTTCGACCAAGATAGAAATATCATCGCTTGAAATGTTATATTTTAAGGAAATTGCTCTTATGCGATTTTCACAGCTAAGACGGTTTACCTCTGCCTGTAAACTTAAACATTCTTCATGTTTATTTGGCTTCAAATCAAAATCCATAATTATACCCTTGGTCAAGAATAATTAATCGTCGTTTTCTTCGCGATATTCTTTTGGGGGCGCAGGCGGTCTGCCAATGTTTTTCTTGGCTGCGCTTACGATAACTTCATTGAGTTTTTTGTGACGGCGGTAAGCCTGTTCACGGAACATATCGTATTCTTCCTGGGTAAGATAAAGAGTCACGCGTTTGTCGCGGCGTTCCTTTTCTTCTTCCTTGGGCTGAGCCTTTTTTGCCTTTGGTTTGGCAGGAGGGGCTTTTACGATAGGTGCTGCAGCGGTTTCTGTTTCTTCTTTGTTTTCAGCAGCTTCTTTGAAGGCCTCTACGAGTTCCGGTTCGGGGGCCTCCTCAAATTTTTCGGTAGCACCTTTTATCTGCATGAGCACATCGGATTTGCGCTTATGGAACATTTCGCTTCTTTTGATTGCCATTATTTTTCAACTCCCTTAATAAATTCATCAATAAAGGCATTGTAGTCTTCGGCACCAGTGGAGCCGGGTTTGTAATCGAAGATGGGAACATGGATGGACGGCAATTCGGAGAGGTTGACGTTCTCACGGATTGGCGTTTTGAAAACCTTAGTACCCATACCCTTGGCCAGTTCGTTGAATATATCGCTGTATTCGCGGTTGAGAACTGTGTTGGGCTTGTAGCGAGTCAGCAGAATACCGGCGATTTGGATATGGGGGTTCACGTACTTCTTCACATCGAGGATGGATTCATAAACATTAGCGATGCCATCCGTGGAGAGTTCGTTGGCTTCGGCGGGGATGATTACATAGTCGGTGGCCATGTAGGCATTAACGGTAACTACGCCGATAGCCGGAGCATTATCCATGATGCAGTAGTCATAATCCGTTTTCAGCTCGGAGAGGGCTTCACGGATGCGCATAAGGCGGTTTACAGATTCGGGCAGGGTCTGGTCAGCAGTGGCCAGTGATGCGCTGCCAGGAATGAGGTCGAAGAACTCCAGTTTCAGAATAGCGGAGTTGATGTTGACTTCCTTGGTGATTACACCGAAGGAGGTTGGACCGTTCTTATTTACGCCGCAGAATTTCGTAAGGGAACATTGCGGGTCAAGGTCGATGGCCAGAACTGATTTACCGCGCTTCCGAAGTCCTGCTGCCAAATTATAAGCCGTAGTAGTTTTGCCTACGCCGCCTTTCTTGTTGCTGATAACCACTGTAATCATAGGTGTTCCTCCCTTTTGAATAACGTTATAGCGTTACACCATTATAACGGTATACCATTATGACATTACAGCGTTATAATGCTGTAACACCAGTATAATGGCGTAATGGTGTAATGGTGTTTGATTAGATTATAGCACCAGTTTATGCGGATTTCAAGAGGGTGGTATATATATAAAGAAATAAATCATGTTGACTTCTGTGGATAAGTATGATATTATTTGAGCATGAGTTATCCACAGTGGACTGGGGATAGCCGATAGATAGGTAAGACAATCGAAAATGAACATAAGAAAAAAGGACTTGAATGCGCCAACATCCAAGTCCCGAGTTGCGTAAACACACAACATTGAGTTCAAGTTATAAGCCTAGTATAAGGATTTACTGGGTTTTTGTCAAGTGTTTTCGCGGTGTTTCTGCGTTCCTCAACGGCAGGAAGAAGCTGCCGTAGGTTGCCCGTGTCCTTATTGCGGGAAAATGTAGGTAAGGTTACTATGTCACTGCACGCAAGCAGTATAATCCTGGCTACTCGTAGAGAGACCACCGTTTCGCCAGCGGATGCACAGAATATCGGCGGGGTCAGAAGGAATTTGTTCAATGTCCTTCTGTGACCTAAGTGGGTGAAGAACAGGCTAACTCCCATAATAAGCGTAGGCAGACGGTATGCTGGGGCCGTGGAAGGCTAAGATACCGGTATATATACAAAGGGTAAGGCGCAAGTATGCGTCTTTTTTTGTTGTCTGCGGAGCGTTAAGAAGCCTGCGGGGGCTTAATCACAGGTGCCAGGTTCCCTAAATTCGCGTGAGAGCGCGATACCTGCCCTGTCATGTATACGGATGAAATATGCCGAGCCAGAGGAACGCGCCGAGGGGCGTGGTAGTGTGGGGTATAAGACCACTATTAAAACTCTGCATCGTTGTAGCGACGGTGACTAATTGAACTGTGAAAAGCGATACCGGATACCTCGTGGAATCCATCAATTTTCGACATGGTGCGACAGTAGTATACTGTATTTGCAGAAACTAAGGTTGCACTCTGTTCCGCTCCTCCGTTTCCTGTGGTCTCCATCATAAAAACACCTACAAGTCAATAAGAATTTTTCAAGATATTTATATCTCTACTAGATAAAAATTAAATTTCTTCTTAGTTGGTTAGAACATTCTTCACTTGATGAGTTAAGGATGTTTGCAAGGGACGGGGAAGTATTGGGCGTAGTAAGTAGTGTTTTTGAAGGTATTGCCTGGTGTATAGAATTTCTTTTTGACTTTTAATTTTATGAGTAAGAACGCCTCTTGGGATGCTAGTGTGTTCCAAGGGGCATTTTCATTTTCATTACTTAGTATATTGTATGTGTACATATGTTTCAGATTATCGGTTTTATCGCAAATTTGTCGCGACTTATCTATTGTTTTTTATTGTGATTTTTCTTGGTTTACTTGCTTCTTTCGCTATGTTTTTGTTTCACATGTTTCACGTTTTGTCGGAATATTACTTCTTGTTTTTTTTGGATTTTTAAGGCAGGATTTTTCGGAAATATGTCGTATGGAAAATTTTCTTTTACATTTAATTAAATTCCCTTGACTGGTTTCAATCTTCATAGTAAAAACAGGGGTTAAGGGAATTTTGATTGCATCCTATTTAGTTCTTAAACTTATATTTTTATGAATGATTTTATAGTAGATGAGCCTGTTAAGAGTTTGCTTTTCGCGGATAAAAATTGAGGTTATATTCTTCTGCCAATTTCACAATACGGATGGCTGCTAATTTTTGATTGATTTTTTGACATTTACAAATTTTGCGGTTGACAATTATCGTGTTTTGGCTTATTATAGTACTCACGTTAAAGACATTGTCCTTTGACGGGTTGGTTGAATCCGGATAAATGCCAACGCCGAATTTTTTCTCTACCATAAGGAGGTACATATGGACGATAATAATCATGCCTTATTGGATGAACTTTACGAAGTTGAAGATTTGCTACGGTCGTTTTGCAAGGATGAAGATTTGATGGCAGTCCACCCTGGAATTAGGGTGATTGCGAACAAGGTTTCAGCTTGCGTGTGCATGATTACGGAACACAAAGATGTGTGATTGGTGTTTCTAAGAAACACTGACATAAAGCCAATAATAACGAAATTATACCAATATAGAAATAAGCGAAAAAATACCCGAAGGAATACGGTGTGTCTTCCTTCGGGTTTTATGATGTAAAAAATCAATTATCTTCTTTTAAGGCGCGGCGTTCTTCTTTTGCCTTTTCCTTTTCTGCATACATTTCACGCATCTTATCGTAGAACTGCTGCATCAGAAGTTCTTCTTCCGGGGATTTGGTTACTTTGTCTTCCCGGTCTTTGATAACTTCTTCTTTCCTCACATTATAGTCTGTTTTGCCCATGAGGTAATCTGCGGTTACGCCGAAGTAAGTGGATAATACATCGACAAGCTCCCAGTAGGGGTTCTCACGTCTATGGAGTTCCAGTTGGGAAAGAGCACTGGCTGATACTTCGTAGCCTAGATGGGTATTGATGAACTCCGCGAACCCCCGCAAAGAATTATGACCGCGTGCAATGCGCAACTCTCTGATGCGGTTGCGGCACTTGTTCTTATACGGTTTGTTCTCCATTGTTATCTTCCTTTCGTCTAGTCAAAGCAACACAGTGTAAAATAAAAACATCATTTTTATAGAAATAGTGTTGACTTCTCACCCGGGGACTGTTATAATAATCATCATCGGGTGTTAAATAAGAACTGCTTCTCGTGTAATTATAGCGTTCTTGTTAAATCATGTCAAGTAAATGTACATATATTTACACGGAACACCTCTTTTATTTTACACCAAGTGTCAATTAGTATGCTTTTTATGTAAAATAAGAAACATACTTTGTAAATTCAAAGGAGTGTTGCTAATTAATGAATCTTAATGTCAACTTAACAGAGAAACCCGTTGTTTCCTTCTCCGGCAAGGCCCACTGGGTAAAGGTGAATACCCGGTTTGACGAGTTTGAGGGTAAACGCAAGTACAAGCTGGCTCTTTCCTTTGATAAGGAAACCGAAACCAAGATGAAGAAAATCTGTGACGATTATCTTGCGGCTGCGAAGGAAAACGAGAAGTTCCAGGGGAAAAAATGGTCTGCCGATGCTACCTGCGGTTACAAAGAGCAGGAGAACGGAGAGCTGTACTTCTTCTTCCAGACTGGTGCTTTCTATCGCGATAAGCAGACCGGTGAGGAAAAACAACGGTTCGTTCCTGTAGTTGACACGGTGCGCCGCATCCAGCTCGACAAAGATGTTGCCATTGGTGATGGCTCGATGGTGCGTGTGCTTTACCAGCCCAGTGCTTACTACGCTTCTGCCCGTGCTAACGGTATCAATCTGTATATCGTAAAGCTGGCGGTGGATAAGTTGATTGAGTACCGGGGTGGAGCCGCTGATTTCTCGGAGTTCGGTATTGAACTGGCTGAGAATAAACCGGCAGATGATTTCGGTATTGCTGATGAGGAGGTTCCTATTTAAGCAATATCACTGGTTTGGCTCGTGCGGGGATGGCTCCTCGCACGGGTTTTCCCTGCATATAACGGAGGAGAATATCAATCTATGGCATTAGAAGACATTTTGTACGAAATCGAAGGGCTTTCTGAACTGGCTTGTGGGATGGCGGCATTACATGAGGGCAGTCATACCTGTAAAGCTATGAGAATCCTTGGTGGAAGGCTGGATAACCTGGCGAAACAGTTGGAAGGGATGGTTGATTTCGGTAATGGCAAAGTCATGGAGTGAGTGCAATAAACCGCATCACTTAGCGATGGAGTTCTTGGGGACTATCGGTAAGAGGGCTTTTGTCGGAGGCAAGCCGAGCCGTGATTTCTTTAAGGTCTATAACTTCTTCAAAAAGTTGGATGTGGCGGCATTGAATCTGTTTCACGAGTATCTGGTGGCAACGGGGAGTAACCCAAGGCTTACCATGAAGGGACTGTTCTATGAGGCTCCTGCGTGGAATCAGAAGCAACGGACGGCGAAAATCGCCGAAACACATATCGAAGATTATCTGGAATTGTTGAAGGAATGGTGACGATGAAAAAGATTGCAGAAAAAATCCGCATGGAAACAGGAATGAAGGGCATTATCGTCCTTGGCTTCCCCGAATCAGAAGGTGAAATCATATATTCTGGTGATGGTCAGATGCCGTTGGGGCTTGCTGCGATTCATCTGGGAGCCACGTTCCTAGATACCGCCGTTAAAGAACATGATGTTCCCGAATTGGGCCTTATGGAATTGGGTACATATCTAGCCGTAAAAATAGTTGAAGAAGCAAATGAACGAATCATAGAAAAGATGGAGGAATAATGAATGGTAAAAAAAATGGACCTTGTTAAGCTGGCTAAGAAATTCAATATGAGCCACCGCTACAAGCGGAGAAACGAGGAAGTGGCTCCGCATCATCACAGGGAACAGATGAAGTGTGTAGCAGCAAAGGCCAAGGCTGAAATGGTCGCACACCGTAATAGCCGCAGGGCCAAGAGTGACAAATAAGGTGAAGCCCCGTTAGATGCGGGGTTTTTTTTCGTAGGAGGGATGCCTTTTGAATATTGTGGATGTTATCCGGGGGAAATCACTGGTAGAGTATATCCCCGAACTGAAATTGCAGAGCGACGGAACTTATCGCTGCGCCTGCCCAATCCACGGTGGGCATAATGATACGGCTTTCGTGGTTTACCCGGATAATCGGTATTATTGCTTTGGCTGCCATAGCAGTGGCGATATAATCCGCTATGTTATGGGGCGTGACGGTTGCAGTTTTGAAACCGCCATTCATACCCTGTGTGATGATTTTGGCCTGACCATCAGCGATACGGACGAGTACCGGGAGCACAGCTCGATTGTCCAACGAAATGACGAGTGGATTGGACGGATGCGTAAAGAATTGCCGACTGTGGTGGATTATCTGCATAAGCGTGGGCTTACTGATGAAACCATCGAAGCCTATCAGCTGGGGTATTCCGATAAGTTAAAGGCACTGACAATCCCTATGTTTGATGAATGGCATCGACCGGTGGCGTTTCTGTATCGATTCTTTGAGGGAAAGCCGAAGTACAAAAATAGTAAGAACGTGAAAGGGCTGTTTACCAAGGGAGAATTTCTCTTTGGTTTGCCCCAGGCGCAAAAGAATTTGAAGGAAACGCGGACACTTATGCTTGCCGAAGGAGCTTTTGATTGTATGTCTGCGGTGCAGCAGGGGAATTGCTGCGTGGCTTACTGTGGCATCAGCATAACCAAAAGCCATGTGGAACGCATCAAGGGGATGTTGAAAACGGTGGAGAACAGCAAGGTGGTGCTCTGCCCGGATAATGATGGCAAGGCATCGAAGTTCGTGCGCCGGGCAAGGGATTTGTTCAAAAACCATGCGCCGAAAACCGTGGTTAAAGTGGCAGTAATCCCGGATGGGTACAAAGACTTTAATGATATGCTTATTGGTGGGAAAGATATTGCTGCGGATTGTATTTATCTGCCGATAGACCTCTATGTGGTTATGGAAATGATAGCCGAGGAAGAGGACAGGGAGGTGCAGGAGCGGAACATTCTGGACTATGTGAGAACAGTGGGGAATCCAGTGGTATTGCAGGATATAGCTGAGCTTTTGGCGAGGACCTGGGGGAAGGGAATTGATGTGGTCAAGGCCCTGCTGAATCTTAAAGATGATACCACGGAAGAAAAGCTGAAAGATATTGCCAGTGCTACGGATTCATTCCGGGCGTTGGAGTCATTGCGCGACGAAGAATATTTCGGCGTGGGCTTTCCGAATATCGACAAGGCGGCAAAATTCAAGCGCAAGAATGTGGTTATCCTCGGTGCTGCATCCAACTCTGGTAAGACGGAAAATCTTCTGGAGTGGATTCTGTATTGGACGGTGAAGCTACGAAAAACGGTTCTGTTCTTCTCGTTGGAAATGCCGAAGGAGGATATAATGAAAATCCTTGTGGCGAAAATTGTGCAGACGCGACGGTATGAAGTGCCGGAGTATATTCGGCAGCATCCGGACACCTATGGGCTTATCAAGGATAAGCTGGAGCAGTGCCTGTATATTGTAGATAAGCCTGGTCTGACATTGGATGGCATGGAGGAATATGTCAATCTGATGAATACCCGTGTGCAGGGCGTTGATATTGTGGCGGTAGATTATTTCCAAAAGATGCGTGGGCGTGATACCATTGCTGCCGAAGAATTGATGGCAGAGCGGACCAAGGACTTTGCCAAGAAGCTCAATGTTCTGTTCGTGGTTCTGTCGCAGTTATCCAAGGCAGGTCAGGGCAAGGAGCAGGGCGGTAAATGGCATGAGCCAGAGCAGAAGGATTTGCGTGGTTCCGGTGCCATTGGTGACTCTGGTGACTATGTGTTCCTGCTGTGGCGCAGGGCTTTGGATTCTACTCTTTCGCCCCTCGACAAGGAAAAGTATAAGTACGACTCAATGATTAAGTTGGTAAAGGCCAGAGAGCGGCGCAGTGAGGACGAGTTATTTACCCTGGTCTATAATCCGGCAACTTCACGGTTAAGCGAAAAAGTTACGGAAGGAATGTAAAATAAGAAATACACTCTTGACTTTATCATTTTACATATTTATAATAATAAATGTATTAAGGAAGTACATAACAATGGTATAGCGTTACGCCGTTATAATGGTATAACTGTGTAATGGCGTAATGGTATACATGTACTAAAGGAGGAAACGCGTTGATTTATAAGGGGTTAGAGGCTTAGTGCCAGCAAAGTTCTTCCGGTGTAATGCCGGGGAGAAGATTCCTTTTGAGCAGTGCTTAAAGCATTGCGACCAGCGTTGTATGAGTTTGCCGGCGTTGACGGCGGCGGTGGACAGTACAAGGCATTGGTTTGGTAAGCCGAGCGTTACGCAGCTCATCAAGCCGACCAGACAGACTTACCTTGAAATCGTCCATGATTATGCTATCGACCCTATGGGGGGGATTGCGGCGATGATTGGCACGAACAGCCACAAGGCTTTCGAGGATAATCAGCCGAATGGTTGGTTGGCGGAAGTTCGCCTGGAGGACGATATAACCTCCGGACAGTTTGATGCCTATGACTGCAAAAATCAGATTCTGTGGGATTGGAAGTTCTTTGGGGCTTTTCGTATTTCAAAGGCTCTAGGCTTTAAGCCGAAGTGGCGCAGCAGAATCGTTACCCGTGGCAAGGACAAGGGCAAGGAAAAGTGGGAGCAGGTATTTGAGCCTGGTGGCATCCGTGATGTGCGCGAGATTGCCATTCAGCTTAATTACTACCGCTATCTCATGGAGAAGCATGGGATTCATGTCAAAGCAATCAATGTCAATATGTTTGTCCGAGGTGGTGTGGATGCCACGGCGAAGAAGTACGGGATTACCCAGGCAGGGTACATCGTTCCGATTCACTTTATTTCGCTGAAATGGGTTCGTACCTATATGAAGGCCAAATATGATGCGTTGATGAAAGCATTGGAAAGCGGCGAGATTCCTCCGGTCTGCAACAAGCGTGACCGCTGGGATAATTCCAAGTCCTATCCGGACAGAAAATGCCGTGACTGGTGTGATGTACATGAGTTCTGCCCTTATTGGCAGGAGAATTACGGAGGTAAGTCTTGAAGAAATTACGATTATTGAGTTTGTTTTCTGGTATTGGAGCCCCGGAAATGGCCTTGAAGAAAGCAGGGATTCCCTTTGAACTGGTGGCTTACTGTGAGATTGATAAGTTTGCCAGCCGCAGTTATTCCCTGTTGCATAATGTGCCGGAGAGTATGAATCTCGGGGATATTACAAAGATTGTGCCGGAGGAGCTTCCAGATTTTGATATGGTATTCCATGGTTCTCCCTGTCAGTCATTTTCTGTGGCCGGCCGTGGAGAAGGTGGTGTAAAAGGTTCGGGGACTCGTTCTTCCTTACTCTGGAACACGGTGGAAATTGTGAGGGCGAAGAAGCCTAAATTCGTTTTGTGGGAAAATGTTCCGAATGTGCTCTCGGAAAAGCATCTGCCTGTGTTCAAGGAATATCTGGAAGAGCTGGCCAAGATGGGCTATGAATCTTCCTTTGATACCCTTAATGCCAAGGACTACGGTGTGCCGCAGAGCAGAGAGCGCATCTTCTGTGTGTCGAGGCTTGCCGATTGACCAGTCTTGAACGCGCACAGGAAAATGTGCGGATGATTCCCTCGCTTTCCTTTGAATTTCCGCAAGGAAAGCCCGGAGTAAAGACATTGGGGGATATTTTAGATGATGATGTCCCTGGAAAATATTACATGGCAGATATGTGGTATGGCCGCATTACTCCAATGACAAATAAGAATTTTGTCTTTGGCCTTGCGCTGAATGATGGTAAGGTTCATCAGCACTACGAAGTATGTCATTTGAAATCTATTGTACCCTGTCTTGCAGCTACCGAATACAAGGCCCCAAGGATGGTGTTCCTGGGTGAATAAAGTCCAGAGGGCAATGAATAGGGTGGATATACCGCTACTGGGATTTAAGTTTCCGCAGCCGGTTCCGCTGGAAATTCATTTGCAGGATGTTTGTGACCGCGATGTTGCGGAACGGTATTTCCTCTCGGATGAAAAGTTGAAGGGCTTTGTTTCCTTCGCCAGTCCGCAGGGGATTAATGATGGTATTGTTCGTGAGGGTACAGTGACCACTATTAGTGGCCATGATTATCTAAGACGTGTCTATGGCACGAATGGTGTTGCGCCTACGCTCCCTACGGGGTCCGGAGGGAACAACATACCGAAAGTGTTGGTGGATAGTTGATTTACTACGCAAGGAACAATACGAAGCGAGGTTATGCAGTGGGCAAAGAGTATGACGGACTAGCCCTCGATTTTCCGCATGGGAAACGCCGTGGGAGAATCATAGAGGGATGTGCTCACACATTAAGTTGCAGTTGTGCGGAGGGAATAATGGTAGACGGTAGAATTAGAAAACTTACCCCTAGAGAATGTTTTGCGCTCCAAGGTTTTGCCAAGGAGGATGCCGATATGTTGTCGGCCAATGGGCTTTCAGATACCCAGCTCTATAAACAGGCCGGCAACTCCATTTGTGTGCCGGTACTGGTGGCAATATTCGGGGCGATGAAGGAGCAGGGACTTTTTGTTGGCTATGAATGTTAAATAAGAAAGGTATTATGTGTAATGAAAAATAAACTTGGCGATTATGTAAAGATTCCTAAATGGGATGATTTCAAGGTTGCAGGACTCTGATTGGAACTTAGACTGGTTACGGAGCTGGCTCCTAGTGTGAATCATGCGTTCTTTACCGCGCGGAATGGTATGCGCATTTTGAAAAAAGATGCAAAAGCGTGGGTGGAACGCACGAGGACACTGGCAATGGAGGCCTGCGAGAAACAAGGGTGGGCAATGACCACCGATGAAAAGCTAGTTGTTGACATAATGACCTACTGGAAGGACCGCCGCCGCCATGATGTTCACAATGGGGCGAAGGTGCTACTGGATGCCCTGGAGGGCATTATTTACAAAGACGATAAGATGGTGCTGCCACGGTATATTGACTTTGGTCTGGACAGGGAAAATCCCCGGCTGGAAATGGTGTTCCGGCGTTATGACCCAGAGGTTGATAAGTGGAGTGGTTATTGGAAGGACGATGCAAATGGAAAATAAGTTTTATATTGGTCAGCGCGTAAGATATATCGGTGAGGAAGACGATGCGCTCATTGGCAAAATCGGCGTTATTGTCGGCGGTCGCGAAGAAATATTGACTGTGGAGTTCGATGCTGAATTTGAGGGGCATAGCGGTGAGATTGACAGAAGCCTGCTACGGCATCCTGGGCATTGTTGTAACGTGACTTACGACGAAGTTGAGCCGCTGTCACCGCGAGAAAACGCTTTTTATGCCCTCGGTGTTCGTGAGGGGGTTCCCTTCAATATCGAGGATTGCGATGGTGGAGAATTGGAAGATGGACCGTATGAACTCATTGACGGTGATGTTGTAGACTGTGTGGGCGATGCGCTGTCCATGTATGAACTGGGCTGCCTATTCGATGGTGGTCCGATGCCGCTTGGCAGTGACGAGGAAGACGAAATTGTTGCCAAAATTAGGCAACTTTCCACTGAAATTGATGCTTTGCGCGACGAGCTCAATAGACTGATGGTGGAGGCAGTAGGTTGACTTCCTTTGATTCGGGCTTTGTGTCCGGTATCTTGATAGGGCTGGGGGCTATCCTCTCCCTATCCTCGATACCGACGGGAGCAGATGAATTTTCGGTGATGTTTTTCTGTGGTGTTCTTTGTTTGCAGGTGCTATCTATGGCGGCCTGTGTCATTGACCTTTATATGAGGACAAAGGATTGATGAAGGAATATTATGTGACCGTCAAGGGGAATTTCTTTGTGGCTGGCCATGATGAAAATGAGGCCTATGAAAAAGCATTTGAATTTATTAATGAAAATCAAGAAGATATTGAGCTGGAGATTGATGGTATTGAGAAACAGAACTGGGATGCAGACGAAATTTAGGGTGGGCGACCGGGTGGAGTGGCAGGAACGGCTTTCCTGCGGTGCTCCTTGGAGGCTCACAGGAATATACAAGGGCCATGTCAATGGTGTGGCGAAGGTAAAGCTGTGCAGTGGTGCGGTAGTGGACGTGGAAAGGGGGAAACTGAAATATGCAGATGAATGACAGGTTGTTCAAGGTGTTCAATGTGCGGGTGTATGGGATTCGTGAGGCTCTAATCCGGGCTGGTTATCCGATGGCTACGGTAGTCAATGAGGATATGACACTGGATAAGCGTACTGTGGAAGATATGCTACGCATTGGGAAAACACTGGGGCACGCGCCCATTGGTCATGGTGATGATAAGTTCCTGCGGCAGATTATGGTTTCCTTCGACCTATTGGCACCGCGTTATTTCTGGGCGCAGTTCGATACCTACGGTGTTTTCACCACGAAAAATTCCCAGAGCACGATGCACCGGGGCAAGGCATTGGATTACCGCCGTATGTCGGATGGTCTGGTCGATGATAAAATCCTTGACCGGTTTCTTGCTATCGTGGAGGATTACACGGAGAATCCCACCGAGGAAAATCTGCTGCGGGTAAAGGCGAATATGCCGGAAGGGGTATGTCTTGGCGCAGGGATTAGCACGAACTACGCACAGCTACGAACCATTTTTTATCAGAGAAAGAATCACAGATTACCGCAGTGGCGATGGTTCTGCGATGAATTTATCAAGGGCTTGCCATATGCGAAGGAACTAGGAGTTGCTGCATTTTGATGAAGATTAAAGTCAAGGAGATTCGCCCTGGCTCCCTGCCGGAACGGCATGGGGATTGGGTGGACCTGAAAGCCGGATTGACGGTGAAGTATAACAAAGGGGATTTCGTGATGATTCCCCTGGGGGTGGCCATGAGGTTGCCGCAGGGCTATGAGGGGCATCTGCTCCCCAGAAGCTCGACCTTCAAGAAGTATGGGGTACTGTTGGTGAATGGAACGGGCATTATCGACAATGCCTATGCCGGGAATGGTGACGAATGGCATTTTCCTGTATTTGCCACGAGGGATGGCGTTATCCGTAAGGGAGAGCGCATTGCACAGTTCCGCGCCGTGCCGGTGATGAAGTCGGTGAAGTTTTCTCTGGTGTCTGACCTGGATGGACCGAACCGTGGTGGCTTTGGGAGTACCGGCCGTTGATTCATCAGATACTCATGGACTTGAACAATGATGGTAATTTGTATCGTCTGATGGTCGAGTCGGATGATTTGTGCCGTACTCTTGCACAGCTTCTGGAGTATTCTCCGGATGTGCGGTATGTGGACTCTAAGGGGGAGTTGGGAAGAAAAGATAAAGGTGTCCGTGTGCTGCCGGATGGTTCGGTGGTTCGCCGTTGTCAGTTCTTCGGCAGCAAGACCGGTTATAATATGCGGTTTGCTACATCGGAATATAAACTGAACACCGTGAAGAAAGCGCGGAGCGCAAAGGAGGTCATTGCCAATGGCGATTGATTATCTGCGCCAGCTTGTGGATGATTACAATGCCGGCCGCGTTACGCTCGGTGATACGTTGAACCGACTGAATTTCCTTGCATGGGCAGAGGATAAAAAGCCTTTGCCCGAGGATTATATGAAGATTCCCCGTGACCCTGCGGAAATCCTCATAGAGGAAGAAAGGGCGATTGCCCTGCGAGAACATCTGGTAAACCTGCGGAATAAGCTCTCGAAGGAAAATTGGAAGGTACTGGTGATGGTGGTTCGTGGCAAGACCTATGCGGAAATAGGGGATGCCCTGGGGATTTCCCATCAAGCGGTGAGCAAGCGTCTGCTGACCATCCGCAAATACGCCGAGGGACTGCAGGAGTTTCTGCGTAGGGATTCTCCGATATACGAGGCAGGAACTCCGATGGTGAAGGTGTGTTATCCAATGGATGCAGCCATGAAGAACCTGCGGAAGTGCCGGATGCCGGAGTATATGGCAGAGTGCTTTGACGATACGAATACGCGGTGCTGCTATTGCGAGAAATGCCGCAGGAATAAAGATAACCGATAACATGAAGTCACCTTTCGGGGTGGCTTTTTGATTTTCTTAATGTTTTTCAAACTTAATTCGTGCTATACTATTGATGGGGTGATGGAGTTGTTCGATGTAAAGCATACGACAAAAGGCATGATGGGCTCTGCGAATCTTAGAACAAGGGAACTCACAGAGCGTTTCAATATGGTAGCGGATTCTAATTACTCGGCGCAAGCCATTGACTACAAAATAAAGAACCGGAAACTGAAAGCGGTTGATTTTGCCATCATTTGTGATATATGTGGGTTTGAAATGTGGTATCGTGACAGGGCTACTGATGCTCTGTTAATGGCTCTGCCCATAGAAAAGCAGTTGAAGTTCATTATGGCAGCCAAGAAAATGACACAGGAGGAATTGCGGCAGATTGTTACGGAGAGGACCGGGAAGAACATCAGCCGGTCCAGCATCAGCGCAAAGATTACCGGGGAGAATGTGACGGTCATGGAATTGCAGGTCATGGCAGATATTCTGGGGTGTGATTTGAAGGTATATCAGCGAGGAACGAAGAATGATGGTATAGAGGCAATATTTTGATTTTCTTATAGTTTTTCAAATGGATGGTGAAGATGAAAAGAAATGACCTGGAAAAAATAAAAGCGCTCCAAGGGTCAGCCTACCAAGCGAAAACCCAAGAAGCGCAAGTAACTAGAGGGAAGGTATGAGGATACCTTCTGATTACATTGTAGATGAATGGAAATCAAGAATCAAGAGTCTGTTGAAAAATGACCTCGTAGGATTGCCGTAGACGGCTTTGTTTATGGATTTAGGTATAAACAGTTGCGTAATATGGTAAAAGCCCTTAGACGGCGTTGTGGTTCGTCTGGGGGCTTTTTTGTTGTATTTTCGTACTTTGAAAAACTATATGCATATCAAGATGATTTTCTTATTGAAAATCAAGATTGGTTTTGTTATAATTATGGTGTGATGGAAGATTATACGGAGGATTTATTATAAATGTTTGATACGAAAATTATCTTGAAGGCCATGGCTAGTGCCTGTGGGATAAAACAAAAGGAATATATAAATGAATATAATGAAAGAACCGGGGCGAATTATTCCTCGTCAACATTAAAGGTTAAGATTAATAATGGAACTTTGAGAGTGCATGAGTTTCAAGTATTATGTGACATTCTCGGATGTTATTCCTGTATCGTAAATAAGGATAACACGGATAATAAATACAGTGAGTTTTTTACTAGCCGTGAATTTATCGAAAATGAATTGGAGAAAAATGGAATTTCTCGCGAGGTGCTGCGTAAAGAATATGAAAATCGCACAGGGAAAAAATCCAGTCAAACGGGGTTTGCTCAAAAAATTCGCGACCAGACTTTTAGTGTTTCTCAATTTCAGATTATCTGTGATATATTCGGTTATGCATTAAAGGTAATCAGCAGAGAAAATGGATATGATTTTACCACATACGCCAAGCCGATTGAAACTATCGTAATAGGGGAGAATAGCAATGAATAATTGGGGCGGAAAAAGAGAAGGTGCCGGACGAAAAAAAGAGGTGGCTTACACCAGTAAAACACAGGGAATTTATTGTTCTTCTCCGGAGTTAATTCACCTAAAAAACTATCTGGCATATCGGCGGTGTATGATGAATGACCCTCTGAATCTAAATGGTACGGATGGAGGAGAATTTTGGATAAAACATAGTACCTTCCTGGCATGGATGGGAGGGCGCATGGAGAACGAGGATTGGGAAGATTTTCGTCAGCACCTGGAACCTGGAACAGTAGAGAAACTGGAAAAGGCGTATGAGAAACGCATGAAAAAGCTGGAAAAGGCCAGAGCGAAATGATATGGAAAGGCCCGTGGGCATAGTGCTCACGGGCTTTTGTGTGCATATACATGTATAATTGTATAATGTCATAATGGTATACATGTATAATGGTGTAATGGTGTAATGGTGGGGTGGGGAGGGGTAACAGCATTTCGGGGGCAGGAAAAGAAGGATGGAATATCGAAATACTAGCAGAGAGTTGGATTCGTACATAATTGTACTGATGTAGGAAGTGATGAAAGTGTATGAACAAAGAGTGAAAGATTTTATAAGTTTGAATAACCTACAAACATTAGGCGGTACAGACACATTTGATAGTAAAGAATTCAATGGCAGAGAATGGAGTGCTCCATTTATTCAACAACCATCTGTCCTAAAAGAATTTATTAAAATAATAGGACTTATTGATGCTGAAATTAAAGAAATAGCGATAGTTGAAGATAGCATAGGCCACTTGGGAAACATACATGTATCGTCCTTATATCCAAATATGTGTGTTAAAAGAATTAAACCATCTGGAGAGTATGAGTATGAACCGTGGGATTATGATGAAGTTATTGCGTGGTTAAATAATAAAGGCTATATTGATTATGATATTAGCTGGATAGATACGCCCGTTATTTTATTAACGGATAAAGGAAAATTTGAGATAGATTTTAGTGAGTCAAGTTCGGTAAGAATGTCTAAGGATTGTATTCCAGAAAAATATTATCAGAGTGATGACTCAATAAAGTATTCATACGATTCGAGAAAATTGTTAGCCTGCTTAAAAGGAGATATTATAGAAGATGTTTCAGTAGAAGAATGTTCATATTCGGCAGCTGACAATGATTTTACAGGCTCATGGGGAATATATTTAGAAGAAAATCTGCAATCATACATAAGTAAGTTTGCTTTGCATTTGCAGAGTGGCCGCAAAATGGTATTTTATAACGATTATGATTGGGGGGGCATCTATTTACTGGATAAGAAAGGCGAACGCATGAAAATTGCTACGAATGATTTGAATAATTATTTGAAAACACCTATTGGAACCGCATATGAATAAGGGGGAATATTTATGATTAACCAAGAACCGTATATTCAAGTTAAGGGCGTGGGGCGTGTAAAAAGAACTCCAGATACAATCGAGGTTTCATTGTATATAAAAGCAAAAGACCCCAGTTATAGTGAAGCGGTAGAGAATGCTGCAAAACAAGTGCAGCTGATTCAAAGTAACATTACTTCTCTGGGATTCAAGAAAGAAGACTTGAAAACCAGGAATTTTGATATTGACCAAGATTATGAGGACACGCGGACCAAAGATGGAGACTACATAAGGCATTTTTTAGGGTATAAGGTTACACAAAGTCTTAGCCTGTCATTTCCATTCGATATGAAGAAATTAGATGGGGTGATTTCTGTTTTGGCTATGAGCATTGTAAATCCGGAAGTCAACATTGGCTTCAAAATATCGGATGAAGATGGTGTCAAAAAGGAGATTTTGGAAAAGGCAACAAAGGATGCTTTTGAAAAAGCAAATATATTATGCAAAGCATCAAATGTCAAACTGGGAAAACTTCTATCTATTGACTACAGCTGGAGTGAGGTTTGCTTTGAATCAGATGATAAATTCACAGCGTGTGAAGCAGGGAGCGCTAATTTTGATATGCAGCCGGATGATATTAGAATCAGCGATACCGTGGCGTTTACATGGGAACTGAGGCAGTAAGAGGGTAAGTGAATTTGGACATTACACATGTATAATGTTATACATGTGTAATGGTATAATGGCGTAATGAAAATAATAAGGTTTCGGGGTTGCTTTATGTATATGAGAGGCGTATAATAGCTGTTGTCACTTGGGGAAGTGATGAAATCCTTCAAGAGCGGGGAAGCTCAGCAGGTAAAGGAAATACGCAAAAGGTCTGTTGCATAGTGATTGCAGCAGACTTTTTTTATGGGCTAAAAATTTGATTAATTATTCTAATATGTGCTCGCTAAAAAATGTATAATTCAAATAATCTTAAAAATCTACATATTGATATAAATGTTGATTGGATGATTATTATTTGATAAATGATATAGCTTAAATAATTATGATACAAATGATATACATTGAAGGAATTGAAAGGATAATTAACTTAAAGTAATGATAATAAGGTAAATATAAAACTCCAATCGAAAAAGATTGAAATATTATTGGATATCTTGTATAATATTATACTAGGATTAGTATGAGGAGGAGTAGTAATGCGTAGTGAGCTTGAAAATGTCATGACGGCATCAGAGGCGGCAGCGCGCTGGCATCTCGCACCTATAACTGTTAGACAAGCATGTACAGGCTATGCTAATGTAGCTGCAAGATTTACCTCGATGGAAGCAAGAAAATCGGGAGGAACGTGGCTTATTAGCGTGACAGGAATGACAAGAGTGTTTGGGTCTATAGATAAATGAGATAGTTAAATGTATTTTGAAAAGGTGATAAATAAGGTGAAAAAATATAATGCAATAGACTTATTTTGTGGTGCTGGCGGCCTTTCTTATGGCTTTCAACAGGATAATTTTGATATTTTAGTAGGAATAGACAGTGACCAGAAAGCATTAGAAACATTTGAATTAAACCATAAAGGGGCAAAGTCTATTTGTGGTGATATAACAACAATTACTTATGAGAAGGATATAAAACCTCTTATCGGAGATAAAACTATTGATATAATAGTTGGTGGGCCGCCATGTCAGGGCATGTCGCTATCTGGCCCTAGAAAGTTTGATGACCCACGAAATAAACTATATTTGTCATATATTAGACTGGTTAAGGAAATCCAACCAAAAGCATTTGTCATTGAGAATGTACCTGGTCTTGTCGGTTTGTTTAAGGGAAAAATTAAAGAAAGCATTTTAACAGAATTTGGGAAAATGGGTTATGATGTTAAATGCGAAATATTATGTTCTGCTGATTATGGAGTTCCACAAAATAGAAGAAGAGTTATTTTTGTGGGGACGAAGGATGCAAATATAGAATTTCATTATCCTACGCCTAAATCTGAAATAGTCACCTGCGAAATGGCTTTGTCAGATTTGCCTCCATTAGAAGATACATTAGGAGAAGAAATCCAGGATTATGCAGTTCAACCGCAAAATGATTATCAAAAATTAATGAGAAAAAATTCGGACAGTGTAAAAAACCATATAGCTGCTAACCATACGGAAAGAGTTAGAAAGATTATATCTTTAGTTCCTGCCGGAGGAAATTACAAGGATTTACCAGAAGAATATAGAAATACAAGAAATTTCCATGTTGCATGGACGAGATTTCCAGATAATAAGCCTGCTCCAACAATAGATACAGGACATAGACATCATTTCCATTACAAATATAATAGAGTTCCGACTGTAAGAGAATGTGCAAGATTACAATCATTCCCAGATGATTTTCGGTTTTTAGGTAATAAAACACAGCAATTTAGACAAGTGGGAAATGCTGTGCCACCACTTATGGCACAGGAAATAGCAAAGCAAGTAAGAAAAGTCCTTGAAGCTAAAGAGGAGAGATAATTGTGTCTATATATCATACTCCGGAAGAATACAACTTTAGAATACATCATTGCAGACCACGCTTTAAGTCTAATGTAGAAGCAGTATTGATTTATATGGCTTCTGAGATTAATAGAATTGGTAGTAGAGACAAAGATGAATTTAATGAAGAGCTGTTAAAATCAATAAGATGCTTTCCTGGAAATGCGACAGTGACAGTGAAGACAATGAATAATTGGAGAACGGAAATCTCATCACTGTTTGGATTGTTCTATGAAGATGAATATAGAAAAAATCATGCTTGTCTAAGTGCAAATGAGTTGGCTGAATCAAATGATTTGGTAAGATTCTTTAAGAGATTTTGTTTTACATTTCAATATCCTGGGGCGCATGTAAAAGCTAAATATATAAAAGAACTTATCGAAAATAAAATAAGATTTAAGCCTGTAGCATATTTTCTAAGAGTATTAAGTGATGCAGAAAAAGAAACAGGAAAAAAATGCTATATTACAAAAGCAGAGGCTTGTTATTGCATATTTAACGATTTGAGATGTACTAGGGATAATGAACCTCCTATAAATGCGTGGCATCGTATTCAAAAAAATAGAGAATTGGAAAGGGAGTATGTTCAAGAAGGAGATATAATTAGGTATGCAGGAGATATACTTGATTATATGGAATTAGCAAATTTATTAACGTCGTATAATGGAAAACATTTCTACTTGAACCATAGAGAAAATGAAACAATACTTAGGTTCGTTAATTCAAATGAATGGTTCGATGAGTATGATGAGTACATTGAAAGAGGAACGGCTTCACTAGATGAGATTAATAATTGTAAATCGAACTGGTTTAGATATGTTAACAGAGAACTAACCGACACAGACTTTAGCACAGATATAACAAATTATATTTGCGATGCGTTGGATAGTGAAAAAGATAATCGTAATGAAAGAATGAAACAATTTGCGGTTTATCTTGAAAAAATTAATAAATTTGACAACTTAAACACCAAAGATATTGGCGATATTGGCGAAACGTTAGTTGAAGGGCACGAGTGTGAGAGACTACGAATTGGTGGTAGAGAAGACCTTATACATTTGGTGAAAAAGATGCCGACAGAATTAGCTGTTGGATATGATATTAGCTCAAGAGAACTTGACGAAACTATAAGGAATATAGAAGTAAAGACTACTATTAGTAATAGGCCTATTGTTTTTAATAAAATTCATCTTACGCCTAATGAATGGCAAGCTGCAACAAGCTATACAAATAGGTATTTTGTTTACAGATTGATGATAAGCAAGTCGAATATAAAATTATTTATATTAAATGACCCTGTCAAATTATTTAAGGATGATTTAATTTCAATAGCGCCTAGAGATGGAATGGAAATAACATTTAAGGAAAAAGCTGGACAATATGAGGAGTTATTAGCGTGGAACGGAAATTAAAAGTTGCATCTTTGTTTTGTGGGTGTGGAGGAACTGATGTTGGGTTGTTAGGTGATTTTAACTTTTTAGGAAATCACTATAATGACAATGGTATGGAAATTGTATATGCTAATGATATTGAAGAATCGGCTTGCAATATTTTTGAAGAAAATTTTGGATTAAAACCGGATAATAGAGATATTAGAACAGTTAAATCATCCGAAATACCAGAAATTGATATTTTAACTGGTGGTTTCCCGTGTCAAAGTTTTTCAATAGTAGCCCAGAATCCAAAAAGACTGGGTATTAAAGACGATAAGGGAATGCTTTTCTTCGAGATGTGTAGAATATTACGTGAAAAAAAACCTAAATGCTTTATTGCGGAAAATGTTAAAGGGATATTAACTGCCAATAAACATGAGGCGTTTCCTTTGATTATAAAAGAATTCGAGGATTCTGGTTATACAGTTAAGTATGATATTGTTAAGGCTGTTGAGTATGGGGTTCCACAGAAAAGAGAAAGGGTTATAATTGTAGGCTTTAGAAAAGACTTGAATGTTGACTTTGAGTTTCCAGAGTCTTTAATTAATGATAGCAGTGATTATGTTCCATTAAGAAAAGTTCTCGAAGAAGATGTGCCGGACAAATATTACTTTTCGCAAAGAGCAGTTGATGGAATGATGAAAAATCGTGATTCAATGAATAAAGGAAGAGCCCAGGATATTAATGGCCCATGCAATACAGTTGGTGCTCATTTAGCAAAAGTATCCTTGAACAGTACTGACCCTGTATTGTTTGAAAATGACAAGTATAGAAGATTTACTCCTAGAGAGGTAGCAAGAATACAGTCTTTCCCGGAGGACTTCAAGCTCTGTGGTAGTGATTCAAGTCAGTATAGGGCATTAGGGAATGCAATTCCTCCTGTTATGTTTTGGCATATAGCTAATCAAGTGACAAAATATCTAAATGAAGAAGGTTGCGAGCATGAATAATAGTGAATTGGCTAACTATATTATGTCCTGCTGTGGCAAAGCGTATAAATCTCCTAAAAAGATAATCGATGCAAATGAAAAAAAATATATGGAAGATTTATATAAAAATTCTCTGCATATGATTGAAGTTTTTAATAAAGAAGTTGAAAACATATGTGCAAATACAGATTTTGTTTTTGTCCAACATAATAATGTGCTCGATGGAACACGAAGAAGAATTAGAACATATTTATGGGCAGAATTGCAGAATATCAATTATGTTGGTGGGGCAGTTAGTATTTCTTTGTTTGCAGAACCTAATAATGAAAAAGCAGAGTATAGAGTTGCTTTGGAAATAAATGAAAAACAAACTACTTATAAAATGATTAATAAGTACAACGATATAACTCTTACGATGGATTTACCAAGCGGTTTCCAATATGGTATCTCAAAAAGAAGAAGCACTAAGGTTGTCCCACTTAGAGATAAAGATGAATTAAAAAATATTATTAGTGAAAATAAAATTTACAGAACACAAATATATAAGACTATTGAATGTGATAAAGTAGATAATATCGAAGTTGTAAGAAAAGCAATTAATGAACTAAAATCTCTATATGATAAAGTAACTTTAGAAATGGTTAGAGCATAAAAAGAGAGCCTGTTGCAGGCTCTCTTTTTATGATGGTTTCCTATATCTTATATTTAATCCCTCTTGCATAAACTCCCGGATTTTGTCATTGTCAAACAATGCGGATGGGGAACAATCCTCCGGGTACTCATCGGGTATCCAGTTGGTATAGAGATTGAAGGCCAACATTATGGTTCGCCGAGCCAAAGGTGTTACCCAGGGCTGGGAGAGGCATTCTGGTTGGATTTCATCATTTTCAAAGTCGATAATCTCTCGGATATGTTCTCGTGTGACCCGTAGTATACCAAGCAGGTAGATGAGGGATGCCCGTTCCGGAATCATCTTGTGCCATACGCCATGGTCAAAGATGAAATTTTGGTGTGCCTGGCTGCTGAACCGGGTATTGGTGGTGAGTATCATCCGTTGATACCTGCCCTGTAATGCTGTAAGGCTTGTTCTGCGGTCATGCTGTCAAGGTTATGACCGAGGGCATCAATGAGCTTCAAAGCCTCGTCCTGGGGCGTTCTAGCGTTTCTCATGGAGAGAATTACATAGGCCAGTACAATATCGTTGAATCTGCCGGTGTTGAAAAGTTGGCAGCTATTCTGTTCAATGGGGTTCATTCATCCTGTCCTTTCGCTGCTAAGACCTTATGTACCAGGTCTTTATTGGATATATCTTTCACTATATCTCCAATTTGTTCATCCGTTAGGTTGTACTTTTTCTGTATGCGGTTCAACCCTTCGGAGAAATAGTCCTGGTTAGTCACACCGACTGTGCCAGTGGTGATTTCCTTGTGTAGCTCTTGTATTATTTCACTGATGAATTCTCGCGTTTCGGTCGCGGCATCCATTTTCTTTGACATCTGCATAACCTCTATATCGGATTTGAAAACTCTTATATGTCCCAGTCTGACGGATTATACTCTATGTCCAGACGTTGGCATAATTCCTCAAGGCAAATATCCATGTCGTGAGAGGTTTTCTTGGTCACTCCTCGTCGACTGTTCGCTTCAACCATCAGACTATCTTCTAATCTTATCGTGGTTTGTAGCAATTCCTTGTTATCCATTGAGGAAACTTTTTTCTTTGATAACATCGTTGGCTCCTTGTTTTCCTCACATAAAATCGGGCTGGCAGTTCATAATTTTGCCGTCTTCATAGACCGTGTATTCCTCGCCGGAAAGAGGCATTACCGTGATTTTCCTCGGATTTCCGTAGTCATCTATCCACTCTTTTACCTCGCTTTCATAGGGATGACCGTCAATAATAGCAACGCATCTCTTTTTATCATCATAGATAAATACTTCGTCATGTGGTAAGTCAAATGCTCCCATGGTTATGCCCCCCTTTTGCTATCTGTTAATTATACCATCTATCATCGTGGAATTTCCAGTATATCCAGGGGAGATTCCCCTTCCTTGGTGCCCAGTTTGTAGGTGGTAGCCATGCGGTGTAGGTCTTTGGTGGTCCAACGGTTTTGGCATTCGAGGACACTCTGCATGAATGTGGGTTCGTTAAAGTCCATGTGGCGCTGTTCCTCAGTCATTTTGCGGAAGTCATGGGTGAATCGGGTGCCAAGACCGCAGACACGGGAGCCGATGAGAATGTTGGTGGCACTGTCTACGGCGAAGATGTAGAGGGGGAGGCCGGTGCCTGGTGCAGGCTCTTTAACGATAATTTTCTCCGGATGTTCGTGCAGATTGATGTTATAGGCAGCATCGCCGTCAATCTTGCCGAATTTGGCGGTGAAGAAGATAACTCCCTGGTACATGAAGAGGCCTACTGTGCCGTGGCTTGCGAGAACTAGGTCGCTTTCCCGTTTGGTCATATTGGGAAAGCAGCAGGTAAGTATGGCCATGTTGTCTTCGGCGTAGTCGAAGAAGAAACCTTGTTTGCCACGAGTATCGGCGATGGGGAACTGTTCGCCGGCCTTGAATACTGTAAATTCATTGCTCATATTATGCACCTATCCTTTTCTGTCCTGCGGCATCCGCGCCGTCTTGTTTTCCTGCGGTGTATGCTTCTGCGTGACGAACTGGGCGAGCTTTCTGGGTGGAAACATTGGGGAATAGTTCATGGGTTTTTGCCTTTACTTCCTCTGGCACTACCAATGTGAGAGCACGACATTGCTCGTCCATGGCTTTTTTTACGGCGATGATGAAGCCCATTGCATAGCTATGCTCTACGTTGCGGCAGGTTCCATAGCGGAGTTTTGATTTTGCTTTTTCTCGCTGAATACCTACCCTGCATACGTTGACAAGTTTATCGAATATTTGCAGGGCTGCCGTTCTGTCCGTGTCTTTGCCAATGAAGGTAAGAATGATTTTTCCGCGATGAATGTGGTCGCCCACCACTTGGCAGCAGGTGTTTTCGGCTATGATGTTGGCAAGGTATTCCATCCACGGCTTACCTGCAAAGGTTTCTTCGGCGGCAATATCCTCGACTTCTCGGAATTCACCCATGTCTACATGGTGTTTGGCTATGAGTTTTTGTACCATGGATGCGGCTGCTGCGGCTTCTTCGGGAGTGCAGCCGTTATCCTCGGTTTTCTGCATTAGCTTGGCAATGCGTTCCATGATTTTCTGTTTGTCCACGTTTATTTCCTCCGTTCAGTCCTCGGCGGTGGCACCGGGGGCATCCAGTATATTATAAGTTCTTTATTGCCAAAAGCCAAACGACAATGATAAGGGCAAAGAAGTGAAACATTAGGCAAATCTCCTTCCTACATTGCCATCGAAAGCCTTTTTCATTGCATCGATGCGGTTCTGCTGACTCAGATTGAGGTAACGGCGTGTGGTTTCCGGCGAGGCGTGGCGCATACAGTCCTGCATATCGAGCAGGGAAACGCCATGGTTATACATGGAATTGGCAAAGTAGCGGCGCAAGGAATGGCAGTGGAATTTACCAAGGCCGTTATCGGTAAATTCGGTTTTGATAATCTGCTGCAAGTATATGAGGGATAATCTGCCATGGCAGCTTGTAAAGAGGGCATTGTCATGGGATTCTCGGCGCTCTCCGGCAATATAGTTCTGTAATGACCGTTCTACGCGCTCGTGTACCATGGGCATAATGTCGGCACGGTGGCCTTTGGATTTCCGGATGATGATTCTGCCATCTTCGGTAATGTCGCCCAGGTCGAGATTGTGGACCTCGCCAACGCGCAAGCCCATGTAGGCCATCAGTGCGAATATGGCGCGGTCACGGTCTTTGTTGAGGTTCTGCCATACGAGTTCTACCTGCTCGTCTGTAGGGCATTCCTGGATGGGCTCATCGGGTTTGAAGGTGCTGATTATGCGGTGGATGCCTTTGGTCAGTGCTCCGTTATATTTCAAGGCGATACTGAGGACACGGAGGTTGTTTTTTTTGGTAACGCCGGAGTGCTCGGATTTATCAATGTAATCCACGATTTCGTCCTCGGAGCCATCGGGGAACAGAGTAAGGGCACGTTTGTAGTTTTTATAGGTGGATTGGCGGCGGGTCTTGCGGATTTCTTCAAGGAAGTCATTGTAAATAGTCATGTTCGCACCTCTCATTATTCCATGTTTCTCCGGCGCAAATCATAGGCCGGCGCGTTATCGCTACGGTAGTTAAGGGGAATCCAATCATCGTCAAATTCATGGGTAACATACAGGCTGTGGGCAGGAGTGCCCGTTTCGGCAGCCACGCTTGCCAAAATGTCCTTGTGGTCGTTGGTGTTGTTGACGATAATATATTTTTCTGTATTCTCTGATTCATAGCTGCCGTGGCAGTTTTCTACACATTCAACAATATCATAAATCATGGTAAATCCTCCGTATATTATATCATGTTTAATGTCTTCCGAACGCTGTCCGGAACCCTGCATCGGTAAGGTACAACTTCTGGTCCGGCGTTTCGTTACCGCAGAAATCATAGTCATGACCCCAGAATAGGAGCCCGATTCCTATAAAGTGGTCAATCAGAGCAATTCGCTGATTGTATTTCAGGTTCAGTTTCGGAATATCGGCGGCCCCTAGCGAGTGTTTGGTGGGGCGAGTGCCAACTGTGAATCCCTTGTGGGTAATATTCAAGTATCTTTTCATGGTCAGTTACCTCTATAGCAATGTTCATAGAATTTGATAGCAGCAGCACATGCCTTTTTCGTGCGGTATTTGCCGTGGCATAGCAGGGTGGAATAACGGTTTTTCTGCATGTCATAGGGAACCCACCACACAACGCCGTCAATAGCCTCTCTTTGCCTGGGTTCGTATCTTACCATTGTGCCATGCCCTCCTCTCTCTGGCGTGCCCTTCGCAGGTTATCCCAGAGGTTTTCCAGGTCCTTTTCGTAGTTCTCAAATTCCTCCAGAATATCCCTAATGCGGTACGGGGCGCCGTTCTTGCCGTGTCCGTCCTCGCCAATCCAGAGGGCAGTTTCTTCGTCAACATCGAAGTTCTCATAGGCTACATAGGCATCGTCTTCAAGGTCGCTGATAGTATCGCCGGAAAGTATGATGTAGCCATCGTAATCCCCACCGGTCCAACGGAAACCATAGGTGTTGCCGTCTTCGTGTTCCGGTTCCCAATTCGTGCCATTGCAAATTTCCTGTAAGGTTTCCAAAAGTTCCATTTTATTTGTCCTCCATAATGTGCTTGTAAGAATCCCACATGTATTTTTCTAGCTGCTTGCCGATTTCGTTGTCAAATGCCACAGAAATACATTCTATGTAACCTTCGGCGCGGTTTCTGTAATCAGTCCATACTGTTGTCTTTTCGCCGTTTACCACTTCATTTGCCATTAGGAGGGCATAGTATTTTATTTTACCCATGTGTTTTTCTAATTCAATGAGATTCACTTTTCATACCTCCTCTTTAATCCACGATACATCAGCGTGAAGGAATGCAGTTTCATCTTTTTTGAAAATTCCTGGTCAGCAAAGGCAATACCTTGAATGTACCCTTCGATTTTCGCCTCATAACCTGCTGCTTCCACCTTGTACTTAGGGTAATAGTAAAGGTAATGCTCTACCATTTTCTCAATGACATCCTGCGCGTGTTCTTTTTCCCATTTTTCCATCATTTTACCCACTTCCTTACATCATCGTAAAAACTCTGTTCAAATAAGTCTGGACGGTATTTTTTGACAGTTTCATGGTAGTTAAGGCTGCTTTTGTCAATGCGTAGAATCTCGCAAAGTAATCCTATTTTAGTTTCACAGTCATTATATACGCTTTTCCAGTTGAACATGCCATTGGCCTTTACCTTCAATGCTCCATCACAATTCATTGCTAAAAAGTTATAACAACGGGCTCTGGTAGATTCTCTTTTCGGTTCCATAGTTTATTGCTCCTGTTTTTCTGTAATATCAAAGTGGTTTAATAGTTCGCCTATATCATAGTGCGATAATATTTTCCTGTGTAAAATACCATTGATTTTATCTGCTATACCATCAGTTTTTTTATAAAAATCACTGCGAATAATCTCGTTAAATTCTAAATGATAAAAGTAAGGTAATACCATCGTGAAACGCTGAATTAATAACCATGATTCATTGCCTATAAAACTCGCTTCCCTGTATTTTGTTTCGTAGTGAATACCGTCAGCATAGTGTGTGGTCCTTCCCCACTCGTTACAAAGTCTGTCGGATTCTTCCTTGCTGATTTCATTGATTCCCATTATTTCTACTTCCACGGGGTGAAGAACTTCGTATTTGTTGTAAAGATGATAGCCGTATCTTGTTTCTACTTTTTTCTCTGTACCTACCAACGACACATCTGTGGGAATATAAAGGCTTTTGTTTTCACCTTCTTTGTAGGCAAACACATCGTTCTTTTCCAGATTTAGCTTGCGAGCATTGCGAATTTTAAGGTTACTGTCAATCACGATTCCATGGTAGTTCTGGATAAACACTCGGTCAAACGGCGTTTTAACCTGGTCCTTCCAATTCTCTGGTGGTAAATTGAACTCTGTTGAGTTTAGGTCCTTTGCAGTTGCAGTGGTTTTATCTTTGTAGAACACAATTCGCTGATATTCTTTCCATGAACCAGTTGAAATTACATTATTTTCCATGATTTTGCTCTCCATTATAAACTGTATTTATTATGCTTAACATTGTCGAGTAGGCCACCTTCTTTTACAAAGTACCTAATCACATTATTACATTCTTGTTTTGTGTCATATTCGAGAAATATTGGGGAATTATCCCAATGTTTTTCTTTTGTATTCCATACGGCCCATGTATAGCTGCCGTTGCTATGCTTTTTTCGTGGGATTAACATTTTCTCCGTGCCTCCCGTTGTTTTGTCTTATCCATAGCATAACGATAACAAGCGGACCATTTTCCACGAAAAATGGTGATGAACGAACCACACTGATTTTCCTTTACGCCATAGCAAAAGCCCACTGGTTCTATAATATAGTCACCTACCCACTGCCACATTTTATGCTACCTCCCCGGATTCGTAGTATTCGTTGCTGGATAGTTCCTGGATAGCATATTCACGGCTTGTGTAGTAATCTTGTAGGTCATAACCTTCTTTTTCCAATTCCTTACAGATTTCTACCCTGTATTGGTCAATTTGCTTTTCCAGACCTTCCAATAGTTTTTCGATTCGTGGATAAAATTCTGTATAGTATTCGTGACCATTAATTTTTATTTCGGTACTTACAGTGTATTCGTGGCAATATCTTAAATGCCTATTACGTTCAAAAAATATGCTTTCCATATGGGGGATAATTCTATTTACTTGACGCGGAATGTTACCACCATATACCAATGATAGTAAGGATGCTATATTTTCCTCCCCTAATTCACCAGTGAATGATACGCCATCACCTTGACAACAATTAAGAGAAAATTGTAATTCCTCACCTTCAATACCTGGGATTTTCTCACGGATTGTATTTAATGCACTTTCCTTGAATTCATCACAGTAAATATCCTGCCAAAAATATTCATCGTTGGTTACTTCGTCTTGTTTCTCTTTAATGAGTCGTTCCTGTATTTCCTTATTAAGTTCGGTGAACTTGTAGTATTTTGTAGTTTCTACATGGGCCGGAATATATACCGCTGCAATGATTTTCTTTTCGATTCTCATTTTAAGCACCTACCTTTAATACTTTTTCTCTTACATCGTAGAAAATTTCTTCTAAATAGTCGCGAAGTCCGTTATGTTCAATTTTTTTATATTGCCATCTTGTTAAATTATGAAAATGCAAGGTTACATTTTCGGCGGTAAAGGTTACGGAAAACGGGAATATATCGTCATAATAACCGTTTTCGTCCATGTAATCATATTTGTTGTAAACAGTTATCTTGTTTTTACCCTCTTTAATCTTATAGTCATAATTTACGCCGCTACCATGTGGTAGCAAATCAATATATCTTTGCATTTTCATAATTTAATCCACCTTTCATTTATTTATAGAAATAACCTGTATAACACTTGCCTAAAATACAATCGTCTAAATAGTTTTGTGTTTCTCGGTTAGCTTGCAGCCACTGATTAAACCGTTTGTCTTGTTCATCCACCGCTGCTAGGTTTTTATAATCGGCTTCATTTTCGCCCTGGTCCGCTAAAAAGTGGTCCCATAATGCCTCCTCTATATCCCAATAGTTAAACATGTACCCTCTATAAACTAACAACGGGTCGGACCATGGGCCACGGTGTATAATTCTTACACCTTTTACGCCACGAAATAACGGCAGGATTTTCACTGTATACCCCATTTGTTAGACCTCCATATAGTCGCCGTTTACAATGGCAGGTATAACATAAACATCTATGGAATAGTTTCCATTTTCTGTCTGGACCGGCACCACATCTGACCATAGCCCTGTTAGGTCGCTTATGCCCCAATAGGTAGCACTATCAAGGTCGGCAGGGAAGGTAACACCATAAGCCTTGGTTATATCCTTCCATACTTCACGGCAAAACTTTTCTTTTTCAAGATTTATTTCTACTGTCACATAATGCAAAAACTTTTCCATTGTTATTCTCCAATAATTTCATAATCAGTGCTTACATAATCCCATGATGTGCCACAATGACAAACACCTAATACATACAGGTCCAATGATGGGGAATAATAAACAATTTCATCGGTATATTTCTTTATGTTTTCGGCTGCGCGTGGGCTCATAATAAGGTAGTCCATCACCTCTATGTATTCGTCATTTTCTTCGTTGTAGTCGCTACCATTTTCAAGGTCCCAATCATTAACGGCTGTCATTACATTGTAATTTGAAAAACATTCGTTATAGGTCAAGGCAATAACCATAGTTTTATAGTCTAAACACTTATGCTTCATTCCATACGGTGAAACTTCTACGCCCCAGAACTTGCCACCATACATTTTTATTTCTTTTCCTTTTGCCATAAGCACACGCATTTTTAATCCCTCCATCAATCAATAATCAAACCTGCTACCATTGCGCCGAATAATACGGCTGTCCATAGGTAACGGCGGACAGGATAGCCACTGTAAGCATAGCCACAAAACACACCGTCACAAGTTACCACTGATTTTTTACGGCTATATAAACCGATAACATACATTAAAAGGTCAATAATCTTTGTGTTTACTCTTTTCATTTTTATGCCCCTACTTTCATAAATTCATCTAAATATTGACGTTGTTTCCTTGCCATAAAATAGGCTTTACCCTTCGCCGTATATCTGATTTTTGACTGTATTTTCTTTGTGCTTTTCATACCGTCTATGCCTTTCCATTGGTAGGAAAATAATACTTTATCGTCAATTCCATATATAATTTCGTGTATTGCGAATCCAGAAAACGCACTGTCAGCCTTTACCGCTATAACTTTGTTATCCATTGTCTATCCCTCCATAGTGTTATTCTTCGTATAATCCCATAATGTCCGCAAGGTCAAACCATATAAAATCATTAACCTGTGTATCGGTGGGAACTTCGCCGTAAAATGTTTCTTCTATGATTCCCATGGCTTCATTTTCTCTGCCGTCTTCTTCGATTTTTTCTAATACTTGCGTAGCACCAGACCAGGAATTATTAAGCAGGTCAGTAAATGAGTATTCTTTTTTTATATACATTGCTATACCTCCAATAATATTATAAAAATGACGTTCTTATTTTACATTTATGCAACGGCAGGAAAAAACCTTGTATGATACTTAGAAAAGTTATAAATCTTTTTTGCTTCCCTGTACTGTGCAAACGACTTGTAATAAAATGCTGGTGCATGGTTTACAAGATGAAAATTAAGGGGGGAATTATCATATTTATCAAAGTTCTCCTCCATCATGGTATTAACCATGTGATTGTATAAATTCCTTGCTTTTACAATCTGGTGGTTACGTCTTCTTACTTTTTTAGCCGTATTTTTGGCGGTGTAGCATGTAGGTGTATTTTCCATTTTGGGGACGTTTTTTTCGTCTTTATTTAGGGTGGAACCGTCCTTTTTAACCATGTTATAAACTTTGTTAAATTCTGCCTTAAAATCCTTTACAGTAGTAAAATGAAATTCGTTTAATTCTACAATTATATTCGGCATGTTATCGGCAGGATTCTCTTTGTATACGGCACAAGGAAATACATCCTGTAATTCGGCATATAACTTTGTAGCTAATTCCTTTTCTTTGTCTTTTACTTCAATACGAAAAAAACGGCGATTGTTTACAGATACATAAGTTTTCTTCATGGTTAAAACCTCTTTTCATAAAACTATTAATTTGGCGTTGTCATTGGTAAAACCCTACTTTGTATCACTTGCCTTTAATCCCTCCCCTGCGATGGTTACGGCGATAAGTACACAAGCGGAATACGTTTTGTTGTTTTCCCTTTGACAATTAAAAGTATATCGTCCTTTAACATGAACGTCAAGCGTTATCTTTAACTTTTTGTAAAATAAAATATAAAAAGCATAAATACCCTTATACTTCAAGGCTTACAAGGTTGCAGCATTGTATAATATTGTCTTTTCTCTTCATTAATAGGGGGAAAAGAAAAAAATATTTTATTGGATATTTTCAGCGGTGGCGGTGTTATAACTTTGTATAGTGGTGTTATTGCGTTGGTGTAGCCATTGGGGGAAGGTTGCAGCGGTTTGATACTATACCAACGGTAAAACGGCAGGGATTTTCTTACATGGTAACATCTTTATATATCCCCCTGTTCTGCCCTCTCCTTCGATGTGGTGGCGGTGGTGCGGTGGTTGTTTTTGTCGGTGTTTTCCTCTTCATCTGACAAAAACATATTAAATACATATTTCATATACTTTTTTTCGCCGTAAAATAGGGGGGTGCGGTGTTGGTGGCGGTGTGGTGGCGGTGGTGTGTGCGGTGGGTGTACTTTGTCGAAGCGGTGGCGGTGGCGTTGTTGGTGGTAACAATGGGGAAAAATCCCCCTTCTTTGTGTGAGTATAGGGGGAGGGGTGCGAAAAATCCCACCAATGGGGGAAACCTTTCCTGGTCCGGGGCGGGGCGTGACCGTCCGTGCGTTTCGCCGTCATTTTCAAAGTTTTTAGTCGTCAGACCGCGTATTTACTGGGATTATGGGGGGTGATACGTATTGTGATACATAGAATAACCAATGAAAACCAGCTGGAAGCCTTTATTTACTAGGGATTACGGCACTTTTTACCGCAGTGATACAGGTTTTGAGGGATTTCTGCATCAATGAGCGGCCATCATGCCTTGATTCATAGGGGATGCAATGACTTTACCAAGGTGATACAGAAGATTTTGGGGCTTGGAAGATGGCGTGACACATAGTTATACCAATGGATAACAGGATTCGGACCGGATGAAACAGGTATCATACAAAATGGGACTTCTGTGTCGGCATACATAGTTATTCATAGATAAATGCTGGTAGGCAGGTTATATATTGACAATTCTGATAGCTTACTGGATAATGTGATAAAAGGAGCTGATGGGCAATGACACAAATGGAATGGTTAGAGCTGGCATTCAAAGCAATCGATGCCAAAACACCAGAGGAGTGCTTGCATTATATGATGCAACAAAATCCGGAGGCAAACCCCGAAACATTGCTCAATGCAATAAAGGAAAATTGGAAAACTCCATTGCTTCCAGAGAGGTGATTGCTAATGAGCGACCAGATGGAATTTCTTGAGAGAATTCTGAAGGAAATCGAAGAACTAACACCAGAAGAGCTAGAGGCGCGCTTAGAGAAAATACATCCTCAACTCCCCAATAAAGGTGTTTCTTCAGATGCACCCCAAAAGAATAAAAGCACATCTACGAATTGACAGAGTGACGCTTTTATTTTACATTGCTCGCGAGAGGGATTTTTTTGCTCTCTCACGGTCGATTCTAGGGGCCTGTAGATGGATTTACGATAGTTTACCTGCACCGGATGCTAAAATGGCATACAGAGGACGTGAGAGCGGTCTGCGTGGAAATGGGTTATTTTTCCGTCTGTGAGGTGGCAAAAGGAGGATTCAATGCCATTGTGATGGTATAATACTGTACATTTACACAGTTATACAATTACACCATTACAATGTTATGACGTTATACAGTTATACAGGTGTGAATGGTAGTTGCCATGTAATTCGCTGGTGAGGGAAGAACTTCCGGGGAACTGTCATTTTCAAGATGAATATGAGTAGGTTAATATTCATCTTTTAGCGGCTTAAAAATATTTTTATGATTTTGGAAGTTTTTTTGAAAAATAGGGTTGCCAAGACCCCCTGTTTTTCTATTATATATGGGGGTAGGGGGAAAGAGTATAACATTGGTATAACAATGGTAAGTAACTCTGAATCAAGTCGCTTCGCTCCTTAACTACTCGCTATGCTCGTAGTTACTCCTTACCGAATTGTTATTGATTGAATAATGGTAAGAACAGAGTTATAACATAGCAGTGCAATGATAATCATAGTTTATTTATAGTGTAAAATAAAAAAAGACACTTGACAGTTGTGATTTTACTTATGTATAATGTGAACTGTTGACGAGAGTCAAAGGGCGGTTCACTGGAACACACTATTTCTCTGGTGGATTCGCTATCTGCTGCCAGCAGTATAAAAATGCCGGTGTCGCATAGCCGATGCAGAGAATATGCGGGGCTTCCTTGGTCTGTATGATGCTACCGAGGAATTACCACAGGGGTTGGAACGCACTTCAGGACCTCGTTATGCCTAAAGGATTTTCCCATGGTGAAAAGTAGGGTGCGGAGGGTAAGCCTTTTGTTGGCTGCGATAGTGGCAGTGAGCAGGGTTCATGGTATTGCGGTGGAAACGCCGGACAGCCGGGGAAGGTCGTTGGCTGATATATCATGCTGACTTCGGTCAGAGTAGCATCACTTATACGGAAACCTCGGAATGACGGAAGTTTCTCGTTTTACAGGCTAACTTTTTTCCTTCGCGGGATTAGTCTGCCTTGCCGTTTCCTGGAAATCAAGAAGTTTATCTCTTGGGGCTTGTGCAGTCAAGATATTTTTTTACCGTTGGCGTAAAATAAGAACTTCACAACGTAAATTTAACAAATTACAATGTGTTGTGATTAAAGCAAATTGGAGGCGGCGTGATGGAATTTATTTTGGTAATGAGTGTGCTTTTGAATATAGCCATGCTTTGGCTAGGGTATTGGGCGATGAAGAAATACGATGATTTGCTGGATGATTGCTTTGCTTTCATTGATGAAATCATTGATTTGAAGATAAAAATTAAAGAGTTGGAGAGCTGAGGTGATTTTTAGAATGAGCTTTGCATATATGTTTGGTTATGGCGTATGCCTGGCTGCCGGATTATTCGTTGGAAGTTATCTGATGGTCGGTCTGCAAGAAGCTGGTAAGCGCATTGTCGGCAGATGGATTCACTTCGGTGACTGATTAAGATGTGTAGCTACCGTTCCTAAGTGCCACAAGAGGACAAGGGATTACCGCCGTGTTTGAAGTAACCGTTGGGGTGTGTTCGAGGGTGATTTGCTTGTCGTGGTTGAAAAAACCTATACGAAACTAGGAGCCGCAGGATTTAGAGGTTTGTCTGCGGAGGTCTTGCCTGTGGCCTAAACAGGTTATGGGGCGAAGGCCCCCTTATGGTGGGAGCGTATGTAGAACGGTGCATCGGTGATGCTGGGGGTGCAATTCCTTCTCCTGCCTACTAAAAAAACGCCATTACAACGGTATAATGGTATAACTGTATAAATGTATAATGGTGTGAAAAACTGCGAGAGAGATAATGTTGTATGTGGTTATTTCTTGTCGTAACAGCGCAGGTGTTTACATAGCCAAGTACCTGTGGGGAACGGCGGAGGGCGAGCGCTGCGGTGCTTGTTCTTTTTTTATGAGGAGGGATTGCGGTGGCAAATAAACATCCGGTTCCACCGCCGCCTAACAAGGTTTGCCCAGAGCGATTGCAGGTTAGCGGCCGGGATGGAACGCTTGTAGAGAAGTTCGGTATCGGTGAGTTAATCCGGGATAAGCGCATGAAGGGCAAAAGCTATCGGGATATTACGAAGGAAATCAACGAGGGGAATTTCATTCCCAATGGGTATAAGATTTCCCATAATTCGATTGCCCGTTGGTGCAGGGATAATGGTCTGGGCGGTGATTTTACCGCGCCGACTGATGAACAGATTGTCAATGTTTATGGAACCAAGGTCAAGGCTTTGAACCTGGTGAACAATGCTGTAGATATTATCTCGGTGGAGCTTGACGAACTGGATGGCAAGGTTGGCAGGGGTGAGGTCGAGGTTGGCGAGTTAAAACTGGTCATTGATATGCTGGACAAAATGACCTTGCGGCAACAAACGCTTTCTTCGGAGATAGGCGCGATACAGGAAAAGGTATATCGCTACGAAACGGTGGAGAAAGCCATGAATCTCATCAACGATATTCTACGGGTCAAGTTATCCCATGAGCATTATGAGGAAGTTATGGCGGCATTTCGGGAAAATCCGATGCTGATTGAGGCATTGCGGAAGATTGCGCCGAGCAATTTGTGATAAGAATTGACTATTCTGAAAAAAGTGGGATAATAATTGGTAAAAGATGCACTGATGTTATAATCATACGGTTGGCATGGAGGTCGAGTGTAAATGGAGGGCAGGAAACTCTTTGAGCCAGATAATTCTAGTGATACACAGGCGATTGTTTCTCAAATTAAGAGTATGATGAATGATTTATCGTTGTGTGATGATGCGAAAGCCCGAAAGGAAATAAAGAAAAAAATAGATGCTGCCTGTGCTGATGTCATAAATAGGCAGAAGTGGTCAGCTAAGTGGTACGATTACTATGATGAAAAAAATCTAAAAAAGAAAGTTAGTGTACTACAAAACTTATATAGAGGTACATTGACTGTGGAAGAACTAATGATTTTTTTAGCTGACGATGACTGGATTGAAGAGAAAAGGGAAAAGCTAAAACAAAAAATATATAAAATCGAGAAAGATAGAATTGCTCAATTTTGTTATGATGATTATTCTGTTGTGTTTGCGGAATGGGTATTGTGCAAGGACGAGATATTAAAAATGTATTGGGAAGAAAAAGTCTTTGAGTTAGAGCAGGAGCACTGGCACAGGAATAATGTGTCTGAAAAATAATATAGTGGGGTATAGAATAAGGCACTCTGGTTGCAGGGTGCTTTTTTATTTGGGGCAAAAGGAGTTTGAGATATGAGTATGGAAGAAAAATTGCGACATCCTCGCCATGTGAAGAAAGCGAAGGACCTGCGCAAGCATGTTAAGAGCCGTGATGATAAGCGGTGGGCTAAGGCAGAGATTCATCGGCATAAGGACCGGTAGAACTTTTCCTTGAAATGTGCTATGCTATATTTGCCCTTCCGCTAGAGGTGCAAATTGGATTGCAAGTTGACCGCTTGTAATCAACGGAGCCCATTATTGGGCAGAGAAAGCCACTCTTTTGGTCGAGAGTGGCTTTTTTTGTACATGAATTTTTCGCACGGGATTCCCGTGCTTTTTTTATTGGAGGAATTTATTGGACAAAATACTTTTGTTCGGCGAAGACATTTTCAAAGATGTGCGCTCGGTAACAGAGGGACCAATGCGGTGGTATGTTGCAAACGATGTTTGCCGTGCATTGGGAATAAAGAACAGCCGTGATGCGGTTAGTCGCCTGGATGCGGATGAACGCCGGATGGTGACGATGAAAACCAACGGTGGGGAGCAGAAAATGAACGCCATCAGTGTGTCCGGAGTCTATCGGTTGATTTTCACGAGCCATAAGGGCTTTGCCAAGGAATATCAGCGGTGGGTGACACATGATGTGCTGCCGATACTGAACCAGGAGGGCAAGCATGGCATGGCGGTGGATGGCGTGAGCAAAAAGCTCGATGAACTTACCGAGCTCTTAACCCAGTCCGGTATCGTCAAGCCGTTTGTGAATCCCAGATATACCTTTGATAATCTTATGAGCCGGTTCATGCAGGCGGTGCCGCGGAGTCATGCCCGTGATTTCTATGAGGCCCTGGGGGAATGGTATGGGCTGAAAGTGCCCTATTCTTCGGCTATCCATGTGACGGTTAAGGAATGGCTGATGGAACGGATTCCGATGGAGGTTATGTCGGAGTTCGTCATTGGCGTGGAAACGGAAACCATCGTCAAGAGCCAGACCGGCCGGTGGGTATCGCTTAATGGTGCTTTCGGCAATCAAGTGGAGTGGGAACGGACGAAAAATGAGTTCGGCCATAAATGTGCCTATTGCGGCAAGGAAAATGTGCCGCTGATTCCGGAGCATATCGTTCCGCAGTCGATTATGAGCAAAGAGAATCCCAAGAAGGTGGATTTGGTGGAAAATATTGTACCGGCGTGTGCCGAGTGCAACGCCAACAAGAAAGCGCAGCCATTTGGGAAATGGTATACAGAACAGCCATTTTTCTCCAAGGCAAGGCTGCGGAAAATCCAAGAGCATTACCGGAAATATTGCTTAGAATAACACCTGTATAATGGTGTAAGTGTATAGCGTTATAATGGTATAATTGTGTAATTGTATAATGGCGTAAAGGTGGTGGGAGTGTGGCAAATGCGATGAAGGAAATCTTTGGCGGTTCTCTGCGGAGAGAGGGCAATAGCCGAAGTATGAAGGATGTGTGTGCGCGGGATTTCAAGAAGTTCTGTGAGTATTACCTGGCGGATTCCTTCAAGTCCTCATGGAGCCCTTTTCACCTCTGGCTAATCAAGAAGGTGGAGGACATCATCTTCCATCACAATGACGAGGAAACGCGCAATGTGGTGGCGGCTCCAAGAGGCCACGCCAAAAGTACCCTAATCAGTTTTGCATTTGTGATATGGTGCATTTGCTATTCCTATAAGCACTTCATCGTCATTATCTCGGCAACGGGGCCGGTGGCCAAACAGTTTATCATTGATATTCGCAATGAGCTGGAGTTCAACGAGAAAATCAAGGCTGATTTCGGGGAAATGAAGAATGATGATATGTGGAACTCCAACGAAATCTATACGAGAACTAAGACGTTCCTTACCTCAAAGGGCGCAGGCGCTCAGATGCGCGGAATGAAGTTTAATTCCACGCGCCCGGATTTGGTCATATTGGACGATTTGGAAACGGCAGAACAGGTAGCCAGTCCTTCGCAGAACGCATCGCTAAAGCAGTGGTTTAACTCTGATGTGATGCCGATGGGGTCTGTAACCTGTTCTTTTTTCTACATCGGCACGGTGCTTAGTTATGATGCCCTGCTCTATCATATGCTGAATGACGGAGAGTATTCATCGTGGGTGCGCAAGACTTTCCAGGCGGTGATTAAATTTTCGGATTCTCCTCTCTGGCACGAGTGGGAAACCATAATGACGGATTTGAGCCGTGGGGATAATGCCTATGCGGATGCCATGAAGTTCTATCGCGAGCACAAGGAAGAAATGCTGGAAGGTACGGAAGTGCTTTGGGAGAATCAACGGCCGGATATGTACGAGCATCTGATGGAACGGCGTCTGGCATCGGAAGAAGGGTTTGCATCCGAGTTCCAGAATGACCCACAAACGGAGAATACCCGTACATTCAAAACGGAGTGGCTGGAAAATAACTATTACATCGACCTGCCGGAAATCAAAGAGGTCTGCATTGCGATTGACCCTGCTATCGGCGGCAAGCGCACGAATGACTTCTCGGCTATCGTTGCGGTGGCGCGGTGCGTAGATAATTATTTCTATGTATTGGAGGCTGACCTGCAAAAACGCCGGCCGGAGCAGATTATCGAGGATGCCAAGCGGATTATCGCCCAGTATTATACCTACAATCCGAAGATTGTCTGTGAAACCAATCAGATGCAGTTATTCTTCTCCTCCACCCTGCAACGTGAGCTGATACAGGCAGGGATTTACCTGGACTGGCTGGATGTTTACCATGCAGGGGGAGATAGCAAGGCCATTCGCATTGAAAGCCTTGTACCCCATGTGCGGCAGGGACACATCAAGTTCCGGCAGGGGCAACGGATATTACTCAGTCAGTTACGGAATTACCCCAAGGGGCATGATGATGGTCCGGACTGTCTGGAAATGGCATTGAAGCCCATGATGGAGTCCGCGGTGGCCAATTTCTCCTTTGGCGGTATTTCTACGGATAAAATTGATGAACGGGGGCGTAAGCTGCGATTTGCGAATCCCTTTAGTTTCTTTGGTGGGAGGTGAGAAAGTTTGTTCGACCATATGAAAAAATATTTGGCAAGCAAAGGCCCTTTGGCAAGGCTCCTGCCAAACCAAACATATATGAGCTGGATTCCGCATGGCAAAAAGAAGAAACAGGTTCTGCCGAAAAATCCCACCATACGGCAGCTGCGGAATTTCAGCCGTGACCCCATTGTGCGCAAGGCGATAACCATTGTGCAGGATGCTTTGTCCCGTCAGCCGTACACCATTGATGTTATCGGCGGCAGGGGCAAGCATATACGCGAGATTGCGGCGGTGCAGAACTGTATTGAGCATCCGAATCTCGTGGATAGCCGCGCCTCCTTTACCAAGCGTGTCCTTGACGATGCGATGGTTCTGGATGCTATGTGTGCAGAGGTAGCAAAGGCAAGTAATCCCAGCCATCCTGTGTATCTCTATCCGGTAGATGGTAGTACCATTCAGATGGTTGTGCCGTATGATTATACGGATGATAAGGCTGCACGGTATATGCAGCAACAGGCCGATGGCATGAAATATTTTACGGCGCAGGATATTGCTTATCTGCAGCGAGCATATTTCACTTATCAGCCTTATGGTTTATCGCCAGTGATGATGGCCTATAACTATGTGAAATTCTATTTGGATGCCATAGAACAGGCCAATGAGAAAGCCACCAATGCTACGGCAGAGTTTCTTATCTCCCTTGGCGAAGGGGTTACGGCTGCCCAGCGTGAGGAATTCATCGAGTATATGGCAAATTCCATTGAGGGCACAGGACGCATCCCTGTGGTGGCCGGTGCCAAGTCTGTGGAAACCAAACAGATTAAGGCAATCAACAGTGACGGCCTGTATCTGCAATGGCTGGAAAAGCTGACCCAGATTGTGGGAGTGGCTTTCGGGATTCCTCCAGAAAAGTTGGGGCTAGTTATTGCCAACGACAGAAATACCGGGGAGGACCAGGAGAGCTCTATGATACAGGAGCTGGTTAAGCCCTATGCGGCAATGTTGGAGGATTTGTACAACAACTATGTGATTGCCGGTATGGGACTGGGCGGTGTGCTGAAATTCCGCTTTATCTTCGAGGATTCGGAGAATCAGAAATCCGTAAAATCCAAGCGTGTGGTGGACGAATATTACAAGGGAGTGCTGACAGAGAACGAAGTCCGCAGGTTGATGGGGTATGAGGAAAGCACTTCTGTATACGCTGATATGACCTATCCCGAAAAGACCACAAAAATCAATGTAGACTACGGCGTGTCTGGTGGATTTAATGGCGTAGGAAACATAAAAGACACCAGTGAAGAGGGAGGTGATAATGGTGGAAAAGAGTAAAATCAATGCGTCCTTGTCGGAAATTACCTTGTCGGCAGAACCCAATAAAATGATTATCGTGGGCTGTGTGGCTACCATTGGTAAGGCATCCACCGGTTCCCCCTGCGGAGCTGATGGCAAGAGGGTGGCTTTTACCCAGGATTCCATTGTGGCTTGCGCAAAATCCTTTGAGGGGATGCCTCTTAACTGTACTTATCCGGATGGATGGTTTGCGGATGGAACAGAGCTCTTTACCAATCATGGTTCGACCAACATCGGTTATATCCGTAAATGCTATGCGCAGGGGGATAACCTCATGGCTGAAATCGTGGTGTGGAAAGACAAGTTCCCGGATGAGTCCTATATGATTATCAACGGCATGAGTGCACTGGGATTTTCTTTGGAGTGGTATGCAAAGGCTACCCATGAGGAAGATAAAGTGGTGTTCATGGATGAGTTCGAGGGTTGCGGTTGTGCAATCCTGTGGCAGAACTGCGCTGCTTTCTCGGATACGTTCATCGAGAAGCTGGCAGCTGCGAAAGCGAAAGAAAGAGAGTGTGATGTGGAAATGACCAAAGAGGAAAAAGAAACCCTCGTAAAAGAGATTGCGGCCGGCGTGGTTGAATCTATGGAGGAACGCTTGAAGAAAATCGAGGAAACACAGGCAGAACTGAAATCTGCTGCGGAAAAGGGCGCTGACGAGGCATTTAAGGAAATCAAGGATTCCATTGCCGAAATTAAAGCAGCCGCAGAAAAGGCGCAGGGCGAAGTAGATGAAATCAAGGCCGCAGCAGAGGCAAAGGAAAATGAAGCCAATGAACCGGCAGAACCTGTGAAGGCAGCCGAGGAAGTACCTCCGGCTCCAAAGGCTGCGCAGAGTGCGGTGCCGAATCCGAATCTGGACAATGGCAATGAGCGCGAGGAAAAACTAGCGGAAATCAAGGCTTCTGCCATGAACCCCATGGAAAAAATCAAGGAAATTACCAAGCTGCGTATGCAGGGCTAATCGCTTAGCGATTGGCTCTTTTTTAGTGGAAAGGATGATGTGAAACATGGCTAGAGAAAAATTTGCTGCCGCTATGGCCACTGGCATGGATGGTACGCTGATTAAGTCTGCCGGAAATCCGGTGACTGTCTACAACGAAGACCATATGCTCGTTGTGGGGGATTATGATTCTGTCCTCCATGATTATCTGAAACGCGATTTTGCCATCGGTTTCAAGGTGAACTCTGTTCGCGCCAAAGGCTATCCCCATGTATGGAATGAACAGCTGGCTATCCCCGAGAACACGGTAGCCATTGACCCCCGTGCAGGTTTCGGTACGAAGGAGAACCCCTCCTATCGCCCCAAGACGCTCAATAACGATTACAACCGTGACAACTGGAAACAGGCTTTTGCGCGTGCCTATGCCACCGGTATTCGTTATGACTTCTTCACGCGCAACATGGAGAAGAATTATGGTACTTTCGAGGACCTGACCACGAAGGACTACAACGATATGTTTGTAGATTTCACCCGTAAGACCTGCAACGACTTTTGGAACGGCAAGACTGCTTTGGATGCAACGGACTCTTTCGAGTATTGCGGTGTTCTGTCCCAGATTACCGATGTGTCCCCGATTGCGGATAAGACCACGATTTCCGATGCCCTCAATACCAAGATTGCCAATATGATGGCTCGTCTTGATTACAAGGGTATGCCGGACGTAATCGCTATGAATCCGGCCACCTACGATGTACTGGTCAAGGAGGAACAGGCTCGTCAGATTTACCATCGTGAAATCCAGACGGATATTCTTCCGGGCCAGAAGGTGACGGGGTTCTTCACGCCGACCGGTGTCCTGCCGATTGTGCTGACTCCGTTCATCAAGCCGGAAGTCGATGAAAAGACTGGTGCCGTAACGCATAAGATTGTTGCCCTCAATACCTCTATGATTGACCGCATTTGGCTGTTCAATGATGGTCCGCAGGTGTATGAGATTGCCAATCCGGAAACGCCGCTGGCCAATGACCGCTTGCTGACGGATAAGTTTGTGCTGGATTTTGCGAACTATATCGTTCACGGAACGCAGACCGGCGCACACTTCATCCTCACCAAGACCGTAAAGCCCACGGCCTAATCCATGCCTTTCAAGGGAAGGGGCAGGGGTAATCCCTGACCACTGATATTCCTTCCCTTGAAGGGCTTAATTAGGTCGTGAGCATAGGGGGTGAGAGCATGGCAGGAAAGAAGAAAACGGATGAAGTCGAGGTTGCTGGATATGAAGTGGCGGACGGCTATAAAAATTGCGCATCCTTCTTGGCGAAAAACATGGAAATTCCCATTAAGGACGGCAAGGTTGTGGTATCTGCGGAGTTTGCAGATTACCTGCGTGAGGAGGGATATGTGAAATGACCTATCTGACCGAGGAAGAAATCTCCCGGTTCTGTGGTTTGGTTACGGGAGTGACCATGGAGCATATTGAGGCGGCAAGTGCCTTGATTGATGCTTACAAGGGTTGCTCCTTTGCTCCCACGGAGCATGAGGAACGGGTTGACCTGTCCTATCGCAGGACCACGGAGGAAACCCGCGGCCGGCTGAAACATTTCCCACGGATTGCCATTGAGAAAATTACGGCTCGTAGCAGAACTCCTTTCGGGGTTGATACTACGAATTATGAGGCGGATTGTCTGGAGTTTGACAGCGAGGAATCGCCGTATTTCTCCTTCTACATGCCAAGATGGGCGCTTTTCCGTGAAATGCCAAGGGCGCTTACGGTGAAGTACACCAGTGGTTATGCGGAAGTTCCCGAAGAAATCAAGAGAGCCTGTGGGATTCTCGCCTGTAACATCAAGCAGATGGGCGGTGTCCTGCGGTGGAAATCCCGTGATGATTATGACATCAAGGTTACTCTCGGCAATGAAGGGGTTATGACGGAGGAAATCAAGGGTATTCTCGATGGGGTGCGAGTGCAGTGAATGTTTTGGAATTTTACGCGGACCGCATGGAGCCGATTACCTTCCGGGATAAGGAAGAAAAATGTCTGGTTCTGCGGCGTGGCAAGTCGATGGCTCCGAAAACCATTGCAGATGGCAAGGTTATCGTAGCGGATGTGTCTACGGAAATCACCGATGGGGAGCTGATTACCCGTGAGGTGAGCAAAGAAAAATTTCTTATCATTGCTAGGCAGCGTTCTGCGGATGTGGTGCAGATGCAGGGCCGGCGCATCAATGGCTATGTCGAGGTTTTCCGCTTTGAAGATGTTTATGAGGACTATGAACTGATTGAGCAGAAAGCGGTAAGCGTAGCCGAGGCAGTGCCTGTGAACTTCTCGGATATATCGGCTTCGATGAAACAGTATGATGCCGGTATCTTGCAGAAAACCGTCAAGAAGATTATCATGCGGCCGGATGTGGAGATTGACCTTCTGTACCGTATTCGCCTCAATGGGCGTAACTATGAGGTGGTCAATGTCGATACGGCAAAGTATGTGAATCTGCTGGAGGTGCAGGTAGCGGAGGATAATCGGTGAGTGAGATTGCCGAGATATTAAAGCGCACTGCCAGTGGTGTTATGGCGGATGTTCGCAGTGATTGGGGCAAGTTCACGATGGACTCTGGCAATGCGGAGATTTCCTTCGAGATTACCAAGGACGAGCCGGATGAGGTCATAGGCACTTATACGGCGAAGGGGCAGAAAATGTGGATTGTCGAACATGGGTCTGGTTCAAAAATGGATGATGAAACAGAAAATCCGGGGCTTTCGGATTATAAACGGAGTGGACTATGGAACCCAGAACGAGGCAAACCACCTGGCAACGACCCCAGCGGTAACGAAATCCGCAGCCGTGGTCCCTATTATGACCTTGACGGTAACTACCATGCAGGTTCTTCGATGGCCATGCCCCATGGCTTGAACCTGGAGTGGGAAACCGCAGGGAAGGGTAAGACGTGGGGCAAGGTTACGCCAAGGAAGGGGCATCATGTAGTCCGTGACAATGTGGCTCCCAAGGAGGGAACTTCGGCGCGGATGAAAGCGATGGAAGATGAAATATTTTTTGCATTGGGCAAAATGATAGATAAAGAAGTAAAGCGAGGTGGCCACTGATGGACTCATTTAGGTATACGGAAGAAATAGCGAAAATTTTTACCGAGGATGAAATCCTGCGGAAATTACTTAAAGCCGGTAAGCCGAAAAATATGCGTGAGTTTGCATCGAAGTTTCGCCGCCGCGACCAAGAGGTAGATGAATTTGAGCCTAAAGACCTTAACTTCATTGCCTTTTATTTCGTGGATGCCACGGTTACGCAAAATGCTTATATGAACAGGGGAATCCTAAGAATTGAAATATATACGAAGACCCGTAGTGAGACGGGGAAGATTCGGGAGAGGATTGTCCACCTGATGCACGAGCATTTTGACGAGCGAGTATGTGCGGAAGGGCAACGAAGTTCGGGGATTAAGGACATATACAAGTATCGGCTGGAATTTATGCCGCTGATATTCAACTAGGAAAGGATGATGCGAATAATGGCTGGAATCAATAACATTCTGAATAAGGGCCTGCTCCTGCATGGCATTGGCAGTGGCCTTTTGGAAACGGTGTCTGGCAAGCTGCTGGAAATCACCACGGCGCAGACCATGAAAATGAGCATTGATGCCACGACTGAGGACCAGTTCGGTGGTGACTCCCTGTTCCCCCTGTATACCTTTATTTCCAAGAAAGAAGGTAAGGTGGAGCTGACCAATGCAGAGTTCAAGCTGTCCCAGCTGGCTATTGCCCAGGGCGTTGATGTGACGGCATCTGGCAATAAGCGTACCGGTCGTGTGCTGCTGCGTAAGAATGACACGGAGCTGGTGCCGGGGGGCAAGCTCTCTGGTGTGGCGGTGATTGCTGTCGTTGGCCCGGATGGCCAGAAGACCGATGCGGTTACGGTGACGGCTGCAGGGGCAGTAACCTTTGCTGCGGATGCAGCAGACGGTGAGTATGCCGTGTGGTACAAGGCTGACGATGATACGGCGGTCAAGGCTTCTATGCTGAAAAATGCTATGCCGGAGGTGGCCACCTTTAACTGGATGTTCCGCACGGAGGATTCCGATGGCAACAAGTACCAGATTGACCTGTACGCTCGCCGTACTCGCTGCGATGGTAAGTTCGACATCGAAACGGCCCGTGATAAGGCATCTACGCCGAACCTCACGGTCAATATTCTTGACCCGGGTGATGGCAAGGACGATTTCGCGGTTATCACCATTTCCAAGGTGAAGGAGTAAGGGAGGGGCTTTGGCTTAACAGTCAAGGCCCATTATTCTATTATTACACCATTACAATGGTGTAATTGTATAACTGTGTAATGGCGTAATGGTACACAGCTATACAGTTATACTATTTACTGGTAAGGAAAAAATGGGCAGGCGAAGAAACCATTGACAGTATATAGGGGAGCTCTTATACTGAATTTAATAGGAGATAAAGGACCTCCGTCTGGAACCTGCTGGCCCGCAGCCGTTCGGAATCTGATGTTATCTCCACGGCCAAAAACTTTCCCACTCTCGCTCCGTAACAGCAGTCGGCTTTGCCGCTCGTGCTGTGGTAGCAGGGTGGGAAAACAAAAGGACTATTCCTCTGAGGGCCTCGCGGATTTTCCGTCAGCCTCAGATAGAAGGGAATAGTCCTTTTTGATATGCAATTTTAGAAGTATTCTATGTAACGTCCTTCTCTAAGGTCGAAGGCTATTGAAATGAAGTTGCACTCGATAAGCAGTTGTTCGATTTTCTTTCTGTGCATAAGATTTTTGTGAAGCCAGGCAAGTTCCTTGATATCCTCATCGGTGAAGCCCCAGCCAATATCTGATGCCAAATCTTCAACGCTTGTAGAACTCAGCGCCTTAGACCAGTCACGGCGTATCTCGCCATCGCGTTGTGCGGCCCAATTATTTTCAAAACACATTTCACCAATTTGCATAGGCTATACCTCCTTACTTGTCATCCAAATTATGATAGCATAATTATTTTAGATTCATATTAAATTTGTATAATGACATTATTAAAATACAGAGCATCCGAGATAAACTGTAATTGGATTCATAATGATATGCCATTATAATGGTATAATGGCATACAGGTATAATGGCGCAAAAGAAAAGCAAGCGACTAACAATCCCCCGCCAATAAGGGGCAGGGGGCTAATCGCTTGCTTTTTTATATTATACCACGGTAATTGAAAAATGGAGTGATTTTTATGGAAAATGAAGAAAATACTTTGTCCGTATACCGTACTGTCCGTGACCGCTACGGTAAGAAGCATAAGGTTTATTCGGCGCGGTTCAAGGATATTCAGACGGTGACGGATTTTACCACGAAGTATGACCCGGAAAGTTTTGCCCTGTATGCGATGGCTCCGGTGATTGACGAGGATGGGGAAGTGGATATGCTGCCGGATGGCCGGGTGAATTTCAACAATGGCTTTGCTGATGATGTGCTGGAAATTGTGGAGCTGGCCTTGGATTACCGGGAAACGAAGGAGCAGATTAACGAGTGGCTGGATATTGAGATTGCGCAGGAGATTGTGCAGTTGCTGCTCGGTATGTCCACCTTCAAAAAAAAACGGAAATAAAGGACGGCGAGGAAACCCATTGGCGGAACCTATTTGCCTCCATTGTCAAGAACACGAGTCTGACGATGCGTGACATTGAGGAACTGCGGATAAATCAGCTGGAGGATTTGTTGTTGGGGCTTAGTGAGAATGCGGAACGAGAACAGGCGGAGATTAATGGAGAGAGCACGGCAGAACTCCTTGAAGGTGACGATGCTATCCGGGCACTGCTTGGGGGCAAATGAAAAAGCATGGCTGGTCAAGGCCATGCTTTTGGGTTAGGCAGCGTTAAGTTCATCCAATGCGGATTCCAATCGCTTGGCAAGGAATCTGGCAACGGATTTTGGTAGTCGGCCACTTTTGGGAGAGGTGTATAGAGCCAGATGTTCGGCAACCCCTCTGATGGTGAAGGCGGCGTATTCGGTGTTATCCGCCTCGTCAAGTTCATCAGCTATACTCATCAAGGGTTCGGACATGAGGAACGGAGTAGCATTGGTGATGTAATCGTTGTACTCGCTTAATCTGGATAGCATATCCTTGCAGGATTCCAGGTCCTTGATGGGGTCAATTTGTAAATCATAGTTTGTCATTGAAATGACCTCCTAAAAAAATTTTCTAGCAAGTTGGTCTTGCCATGGTTTTCATGGTAGCATATGACAAAATTTTTTTCCGAAATCCTGCACCAAAACGGGGGAACGATATGAAAAAATTATTACTTAGAGAAAATGAGTTATTAAATGATATTGATTCCAGTGTCGTGCATAAAAAAATCCTGCTACATGGGGATAGCAGGATTTGGAGATTGGGGAAGCTTCAACCAGTCAAGGGTTGATAGCTAAAAACAGTACGCTTGCCATGGGGATAAGGTCGCTTCCGTTTAGGGAAATCGCCCTATTTCACGACTTTGTTATTATACCAAGTATACGAAAAGATGGCAATATAAAAGCATGGCCAGTTAAGACCATGCTCTCGGGTTATGCGGCGTTCATAAGTTCATTTCTGGCAGATTCGAGCCGTTTGGAAAGGAATCTGGCAACAGATTTGGGAAGTCGGTCACAGTTGGGAATGGTATAAAGGGATAAATGCTCGGCAACGCCTCTGATGGTGTAGGCAGCGGTTTCGGTATTATTGGCCTCGTCCAATTCATCAGCTATATACATCAAGGGTTCGGACATAAGGAATGGAGTAGCATCGGTTATGTAATCGTTGTATTCTCCCAATCTGGATAACATATCCTTGCAGGATTCCAGGTCTTTAATAATTTCGTCGAGTAAATTTAAGTTTGTCATAGGTATGACCTCCAATGAATTATTTCTGCAAGCCGGCCTTGCTATGATTTCATGGTAGCACAAGTTAAAAATTTTTTTGGAAAAACATGCCGTTTTTTGAATCAATAACAATAAAGCCAAATAATACCAAAATAAACAAAGAAAACCTATTGTTTCGCCTTATTTCATAAAAACAAGGCGGTAATTATACCACAAAATAAAAATTTATGTGGAAAAAGAACCCCAAAAATTAATTTTTATAAATTTTATGCTGGGATAGGAGCGTGGTAGTCAGTGTCAGATGTACGGGAATTACGGTATGATGTAAAACTTACGGTCAATGAGTTCAAGGAGCGAATGAGCGAGATTGGTTCGCTGACCTCTGGGCTGGAAGATAAAATCAAGCGAGCCTCGGAGGCTGCGAGTGAAATCGGACGGCGCAATGGATTCGGGGCGCTTAATTCTGCGGCCAAGGAAACCGGCAATATCCTGGAAAAAATCACGAAAGAGGCTGAAAAACTCAACAATGGCGTTGTGGGAACACAGGTCAACGATGATTTTGCCCAGCTCAATAAGGGGGCCACCGAGCTATCCAAGCTGCTTCGGGAACTGAAAAGGGAAAAAGAACAGCTTATGCGTGGTGGTCTGGTTGGCGAGGAAATTGGTGGGGAGAAAACGCTGTCCACCGTACTGGCCCAGATTAAGGCTGTAGAGGACGAATTAAAGCGCATTAAGGCGCTCGACCTCAATAAGATTATCGACAATAAGCAGGTGGCGCAGTTCAAGGAGTACACTGCTGCCATTGATACCCAGCGTAAGGCACTGGAATCCCTTGACCGGTCGATGGTTCGTCATAAGGCACTGGCGCAGAGTACCTATCAGAAGTACAGCGTGGAGTTCAACGGAGCCAACAAAACTTTGGCAAAGCTGGGCTTCAATACGCAGGAAAATCCCTTTGGCGATTGGTCGCAGTATGTACAGGGGATTGCGGCGGCAAAGGCGCAGGTTTCGCAGTTCTATAAGCATATCGAAGAAAACCGTGCTGCCATAGAGGCACGACACAATGCCCAAAACGGGAATTACAACGGCAATAATGAGTTTTCCCGTGCGTGGAATAAGGTACGGGATGATGCGGAGAAATGGACGGTGGCTATTTCCCGTGGCAAACAGCTCACGGATGAAGAACTCCGTGCGGCCCAGCGTGTAACGGCTGAATATCGCAAGCAGGTAGAAGTGTTGGCCGGTGGTGACAGGCATGTTATGGCTAATATGCCGAAAAGCCCAGTTCTGGACTATACCAATGCTAAGGATTTCAATGCGGCATCTACGGCCGCACGGGATGCTTCGGCTATTGCACGGAATATGGGCAATCAGACCGCAGAAGTTCGTTCCTATGAGCAGGAGATTCGACGGCTGCAATCCCGATGCGAAGCTCTCTATGCTACCTACCGCAAGGCTCCTACGCAGGAAAATCTGCAAGCATTTGCGAAAACCCGTGCGGCGTTGCAGGCTACCAGTAAGGAGTATGAACGGTATCAGCGCAGGGTAGAAGGGGCAAGCCGGACCGAGTCCGAGTTTATGCGCAAGGCCATGAGTCATTTCCAATGGATTTCCACAGGACTTGCTATGTCACTGGCAGGTGGTACGGTAATGGGTTCGATTGGCTCCATGAAGGATATTGACTATCAGATGGCAGGTATACGGCAGGTTATCCCCTCCATCGAAGCCAATCCGAATCTGAAAAACTCCAATCCTGCGGAGTACGCCTTGGAAACGCAGAAGATGAATACGGCTATGACCGATTTTATTGACATTGCGGCTAAGTATGGGCAAAGCACAAGCGAGGTCTTGGAGTCTGCGCGTAGTATCGGGCGCATGTATGGGCAGGGGGAAAACGGTGTAATCAACACGAAACTGTTCACGGACCAGGCGGCGAAAATGGCGGTTGCGGATGCTTTCTCGATGGAAGAGGCAACGAAGGGCCTCGAAGCCGCTATGAGCCAGTGGAACTTGCAGACGGAGAACACCAATGACCTGCTGACCCGTTCCTCGGAAATCATTGATATTTGGACGAGAGCCGCACATAGTGGGGCTGCATCTGGGCAGGATATTTCCCAGGCTATACAGGTGGCTGGTGCTTCGGCGGCACAGGCAGGGGTAAGTTTCTCCTTCTTTACATCCCTTGTGGAGACTGGTGTCCGTACCACGGCACGTTCCGGTAATGAGATTGGCCAGGCTCTGAAATCCCTATTCGTGACCATGGGCTCCGGCAAGGCTGACAAGGCATTGGCTGCATGGGGGATTAAAACGAGGGAACTGGGAACGGACGGCAAAGAGCATGTACGCAGTCTGGAGAAGCAGATTCTCGATGTTTCACTCGCCGTAAGTTCTACGGAAAAAGATACCACGAAATTCCTCAGTACCCTTGCTGGCGGTAAATATCAGTATTCCAAAATCTCGGCAATCCTCAAAAACTACAAGGAAATCCTGCGTATGCAGGGTGTCCTTAACGATGGCCACACCAAGGGCTTTGCCGATGAACAGGTGCAGGTACAGTTAGATACCATCAAGCGCAAGATTCAACAGGCACAGGCCGAGTATATGAATCTGATTGCTGACATGGGGCAGGCCGGGGGATTCGATGGTCTGAAACAGATTGTCACGGTTCTCCGTGATGTTACCACCGGATTTCGTAAAATGACCGAGGATATTAAGAATGGCAATTCCTCCTTGATAACCCTGGCAAAATACCTGCCCACAGTCTTAGGCGGCCTTGCGGCTCTCAAAGCGGCGCAGAAGGTCTACAGCTATGGCAGAACGGCTTATGAAACGGTTAGAAACTCCGGGGATTACCTTAGAAACGGCACCGGGGGCAGTTTTACCCTCTTTGCGGACACCACGGAACAGGCCAAGGCAAAGGGCATGGAGCGTGCGGCGGTTCTGGGGACGGGGCATGATGTTCTCGGCAGTAAAAACGATGATGGCACAAAGGTAAATTCTGCGGATAGATTGCGCCATGCAGAGGCGGTCAAGGCTGAAACCAGAGCATTGCAGGAGCAGACTACGGTTGTGTCGGCAAATACCGTGGCAACGGCAGGAAACACGAGTGCAGAAACGGCAAATACAGGGGCTAGGACGGGAAATACCACGGCTACCGCTGGTAACACGGTAAGCACCACGGCAGAAACAGGAGCCAAGGCAAGGGAAACCGCTGCGGAAATGGCAAACACTGGAGCCACCGATGTAAACTCCGTTGCCAAAAGAGCAAATGCAGGGGCTTCTCTGCAAGAGGCGGCAGGAAGTAATGCGGCAGCAAGTGCGGCCGGACGGCAATCGGTTGCTATGCGTGTGTTGGCATCGGCCAGTGCAACGGCAGGTATTGCCATGAGAGGATTGCAGGTTGGCCTGGCGGCTCTGGGGGGG